ATAATCACCACCATTTAAGTAATTTTGTTATTATATTATACTACTAATCCCAATAAATTGCAAGCGTAATTTATCAACAAGTGACGTTTAGATTATCAGTTCATCTGTTTTTCAAACAAGTTAAACTAAGTTATTTATAAAAAAGCCGTGGGCATTCGGAATAGTCCAAATGCCCACGGCACATTTCTTATTTAATAAGCTGATTAACTTTTCTCTGCACCTCCGAGTAATCATACCCGGCTTCAGTCAACTTTTTCTTTCTCTCCGAACCGTTACCCCACAGCCCCGCAATAACCTCAACCGCAATCTCATCGGTAGTTTTTCTGTATAGCTTTTCATTGACTCTTTTCTGAACCGCATTGTAGTCGTATCCGGCGGCGGTGAGCAGCCTTTCACGCTCAGCACCGTTATCCCACTTGCCGGCAAGAACCTCGTCAGCAAGCTGATCTATGGTTTTCTCAACGGGCTTTTTCTTGCCGTAATCTGTAAAGCAGATATCGCAATCAACATCGTATCCGCCTATTCTGTCAAGTCCCCACTGCCACAGTGTCTGACCGTAGTTATACTTTGACTGGCAATTGGGGCTGTTAGTCCAGTGGGCAAGCCATATGTCGTACCTGCCGACAATCCTGCTCTTGTCGTAATAGTTCTCCATGAAAGACGGATTTGCATAAACTCCGGGCTTGAATCCCGCCTGCCTTATCTTTTTACAGAAAGCAATCGCCATCTTTGTGCGTGTGTCCGTAGACAGACCGCTGATCTGCTTTTTCTCCTCCATGTCGAAGAATACGGGATATGTCGGAGATAAATTCTTGATTACCTCAATGCACTTTTCAGCCTCTGTCAGTGCCTGCTCAACGCTCATTGCATAGCTGTACCAGTAAAATCCGTAGTCAATGCTGTGTTTCTTGCAGTCCGCCACGAACTTATCCATAGTAACATCTTTCTTCGTGGAAAAGCCTGCACGGATAATCGCAAATCTCACACCTGCCTGTTTCAGTGCAGGAAAGCTGATACCCTCCTGGCAGTAGCTTAAATCGACACCTTTAATCTTCATCATTGTCCTCCTTTTCCGAGCGCTTATGCAGCTGCTCCAGTACATCTTTCAGCTTCTTAGGAACGGGCAAACCCAAGTGAGCGGCATTCTCAAGCAGTGAAATTCCCTCGTTCGACAGGTAAAAGAATATCACCGCAGTGCGCAGAACAGAGCCTGCGCCAATAACACGAGTATCAAGAATATGCCCTCCGCCGACCAGAGCGAAGATAAGCACCTTTCTGCATATTCCCTTGAACCCGACTGCGCTTGACAGTTTCTTATCCGAGATAGCGCACATCACTCCGGTTATGTAGTCGATAACCACAAAGGCAATAAGCGCAAAAAGCAAGCCGTCACTCCCTCCGAGAAACCAGCCGAGCCACCCGCCGACCGCCGTAAAAATAAGCTGAATTGTGTTCCAGAATTCTCTCATAATGATCCCTCCAATCATTCGTCAACGATATCGTAAGTTATTTTCATGACCTGCCCGTCCAGTTTTCGCACCGGCTCGGACAGGTTGTTTATTGTGGTAAGGCACAGCTTGCAGATTCCAAGCGCAAAGCCGAAGAAATGCTGACTACCGCTTGAATATGGATAGTACGGCAGAATATACAGCGGCAGGTTAAGTCCGTCTGTCTTGATGATATTCGCATACGAATACAGATAACTGTTTCCATAAGTCGGAGCAGAGAACCGCATTCTGTATCTGCCGTAATCCTCGCCGCTTTTGATTATCTCAAGGGCAAGCAGTGAATAGGAAATGTTGCAGCTATCGCAAATCACAAGCGGAGTGTTCGTCTTTTCGTCAACATAAAATCCCCAGAAGCTCGCCGCCGTCATATTAGAGAGCGTTCCGTCAGCGACATACTGCCATGTTTTGCCCGTGGATTTACCGTCCTTTGTGAATATGCGCAGCTGCCCGAAGTTGTTTGTTCCTGTCGCTTCTGTGCCGTCTATCAGCGGATATTTAGTAATAACGAAGTACTTATCGTCCCACTCAAAGGCGCTTAGAGCATTGCAGTAATCGCCGTTCACACCCGCGCCGTAAAACCATCTGTAACTTCCCGAAACCCCCGAAGCATACACATTATTGATACCAACTCCGTAATTCTGCAAAGGCGCATCTGTTTCAATTACCTTCTTGGAAATCTGCACAAAAGTGTCCAAGTCAAAAATGTAATGATGAATATGTTGGAGCGAGGTTGCAACGATATGTATCTTGTCCCCAATCACATAGGGGAAGAACGCCAGCCACTGAGGATCACTTTCCCAGTCGCTCTTTAGCTTCTCAATTTCTTCCGCAGGCAGGTTTTTTATATTGCTCGCATTACAGTCGTAGTAATAACCACCGTGATGATAGCTGTTATCATAGGTCGAATTAGGAATACGCTCTGCCGCCGGGAACAGCTCTATAACTTTCTTCACGCTTATAATGCCGCAGAACGGCTTTTCCGTGCTTACGCTTATCGACATGGGGTCGAACATAACGACTTCATAAATGCACCCGTCATGAATATGCTTTCCGAGGAGCCGCACATTTCCGTTCGAGAACCTGCCCATATAAAACCACTTGAAGACCCCGCAGTTGAACTGCGAATCCGGAATATACCGCCCGACAATAGTGTGGTATGCCTGCCTGAACGAATCCAGAGAACTGCTGTTAAGGTCAGTTCCTCCGCAGGACAGATTCCAGTAGGAATGGTGCATTCCGTTTGTGCCACCGTCCTTGGTGGTAAGGCAGATACAACTGATTTCGCCGTTTGCCTTATCCGAAGCAAAGTCCCACACATGGCGGTAGCCCTTGCCGTTCTCAATGCGGCCGCTTTCGTTGGCGTTGTAAGTACCGATACTTGTATCCGTGTTCGTGTTGGCGATTCCTGCATGACCTATCTCCTCGTTCGTCCACGGGAGCATCATATTGTTGCCGTCCTCGGGGATTTTGTCACGGCAGACTATAATCCCACGGAATGCAGTATCGGCAATGTTACCCGCAAAATCGCGCAGCATATTAAAGCTGCGGTCGTTGTCGGAATCCATGCCGATTTCAATGTAGTCCGGCGGGTTGAGAATCGTGTCAACGGCATTCGTAATCATGTTTTCCTCATGGATTTCACGGACTACCTCGCCCGTTTTTTCATCAAAAAGCTGAATGGTCGCACGTCCTTTTATCATGTTTCTTCCTCCTCAAATGGTACATAAATAAACGATGTCTGGAAGCTGCCGCACGGCGAGTTATTCAGCACATCAGTCAGATTACCGACATCTCCGTCATACAGCAGCGTAATGCTCTGAACGCTGTCTTTCATCACAGGACTTCCGAAAGCAAGCCAAATTGTACTACCGAAATCACCAACGCCGAAATCTGCGGAAATCGGCTGTAAACGCACAGTTTCCTTTTCGGTGGTGACTATCATTGTGAATGCCGTGGTTTCAATGCGCTCTGCCTTGACGGGATTTCGCAGTTCAAGATACAGTTTTCTGTTCGATACGTTCACCACGGTGATTGGCGGCGGGGTGATTATCTTCGGACTCCATGCGTCCGGGAATACCGCTCTGACCGTGGGTTCAAGCGTTTTTCTGTTCCTTTCACGCTTTATGAAAGCGGGCATAGGTTCGCTGAACTTGAACTTGTGCGATTTGAGTATTTCAAATAAGAGCGTATCCGATGTACGAACAAGCGCCTTTCTGACGGTTCGGCGCATAGCAAAATGAACCTCGTCCTCACGGGCTTCAATGTAGCCGTCCCAGGGGGTATCTCCGGCAAGATAAGCGCCCATTACATAGCCCCAGGTCTGCATTTTCGGGAATTTACCCTCTGCGCCGTCAGCCGAAATCACACTCAGCGACATGGTGTTTTGACCGACCTCCGATGTGAACGGATAGGTGTAAGTCTTAGTGTGCGAACCCTCGCTGAAATACTCCTCATACCGCATGACCTCGTTTTCGTTCTTTTTCAGAATAAACGCGAGAGTTCCTGCGGCTGAAATCACGAATTTAACAGTCGAGCAGAACGCCGCGTATGTCGCTTGAATCGCATTGTAAGTAATGCGGAACAGCCTTTGCGACTTGTCTGTAACCAGAATATCCGCACTGTTTGTCGCAGTTTTGAGTTCCGCTGTGGATTCGCCCACGTCCTTGCGTATCTCGTTCGTTTTCTGCTCCATCTGATAGAGATTGTCCGAAATGCTCGGACGGTAATCTCCGACCTCAATGGAAATCTCACGGCGGTTGTACGGATTGAAACTCATGGCGATTATGCGGGTGTTCACATTGAGATTGAACGGGTGGAACACTATCTGCACGTTATCGCCGACCGAAAAATTGACATTCTTGTACAGCGTCAGGCCGTAGTTTGTAGTACCTGAACGGCTGTCGGTTTCCATAGTCAAATCCGAAACATTCCGACCGTCCATAATGCCGATGTAGTCCTGCGAACCTCTGTGAGAACGGATATTTATTTCCGCTCCGTTGTACTCAATTTCTCCTCCGCAGAGCGCAATAAGCTGCATTAAGGCGGCTCTGCGAGTACATTCTCGGTTGATTTTCAGCTTTATCGGAACGGTCGGGTCGCAAATTCCGCCGGTCAGCGAAGTACCTTGCAGCAAAGAAATAAGGCACTCGCTTGGAGCGCCCTCGAAATCAAATTCAGTCAGCTTGTATTCATCGTTGTTCAGTTCGTATGACTTGTGCTCGCATTCCACGGTGCAAATCGCAATGCCGCCGGACAGAGATTTCGACACTTTCACAACATTGAAAAGGTAGTTCAGCGTGTCGCTTTTAAGCTGTACCTCCAGTCCCGTGAATATCTCCGAAGCCATCGATGAAATCACGGAAAACTGAAAGGTGCATTCTCCGTTCAAGCTGTCGGTAAGCGATGCTGAAATCACCCGTGTAAACACACCACGAACATTTCCGTTTTCAGTTACGATTATCTCAACCATCACACCGCCCCTGCATTCCTTACCGTCACCTTGTTCTGGTTCCACTGTATTCGGGATATTACCTTTGTGAGAGGTACACCGTCAATGCTAAGCGGAATTGTTACATCAAACGCCTGCGCCTGAACCCCACTGAAGCCCGAAACCGTGCCGTTCATATCCAAATCGAAATCTGACGGGATAGCGTTCTGCATACTCTTTGAAACGTCCTTCATCTCATCGCCGAAACCCTCTCCAAGTCCCTCTGCCATAAAGCCGCCGAGATTTGCGAATAGCTTTGACGGCGAGTGTATTCCGAAGAAGTCCTTGATTCCGTCCACAATGCCGCCGAAAAATCCGCTAATCTGATTCCAGAGCCAAGCGCCTGCGTCAGAAATGCCCTGCCACAGACCTTTCAGCAGGTTGCCGCCGACCTCCGCCATCTTGCCGAAGTAACTGCCGAATGCGTCAACGATACCTGTAATTATTTGCGGAATCGCCTTGACTATTTCCACGATGATGGTCGGGAGATTTTCAATCAGCGCAATAAACAGCTGAACGCCCGCCGCAACAAGCTGCGGAATCGCTCCGATAACAGCGTCAATAACGCTTGAAATAATCTGCGGAATAGCCGCAACAATGTTCGTGATAATTGTCGGCAGGTTCTGCACAAGCGCAACTAACAGCTTGATTCCTGCTTCGATGATAAGCGGAATTGCCGAAATCACCGCCTTGATTATGCCGTCAATTATCTGCGGAATGACCTCCACGATTGCCGCAATGATGTCCGGCAGAGCCGTCACAAGCGCCGTCAGCAGCTGTATTCCCGCTTCGATTATCTGCGGTATCGCGCCGATGAGGAAATCCACGATTCCCGTGATTATCTGCGGCAGGGCTTCAATGAGGATTGGCAGTGAATCTAAAATACCCTGTGCAAGCCCCGTCACAAGCTGTAAAGCTGCGTCAAGGATAAGCGGCAGGTTGTCCACAAGCGTTTTCACTATCTCCACGACAACGGCGACTATCTGCGGAACAAGCTGCGGAATCGTGTCCGCAATGCCCTTGATGAGCGACAGCAGAATATCCGCTCCCGCCGAAACTATCTGCGGCAGCAGTCCCACCAGAGCAGAAATTATCTTGGTCACGATTCTGACGATGGTCGGAGTAAGCTCCGAGATAGCCGACAGAAGTCCATCAGCAAGCGCCTTGATGATACCCGGAGCGCTTTCGAGGACTGCTCCTGCAATCGAGGTGATGAGTTCCGCAAACTGCGGAATCAGCGTCCGGATAGTGTCGATAACAGATGTAACGCCGTTTTTCAGTTCGTCCGCAGCTTGCTCGTTGCCTGCGAGGAGGTCGGCAAGTCCGTCCGTAATTTGCGTTATTCCAGGCAGGAGTTCTCCCACCATGCGATTCTTCAGACCGCCTGCCGTGTGTGACAGCTTGGTAAGGCTGTCCTCAAAAGCTGCTGAAGCCGCCACGGCTTCATTGCTCATAACCATGCCGTAGTCCTCAGCTTCCTGCTTCAGACGTTCGGTTTCCTCTACGCTTGTGTTCAGGACAGCCGCCATATCCACAGCGGATTTTCCGAGGAGGTCGTTTGCGGCGGCTGTACGCTCTGCGCCTGCTTCCATGCCTTGTAGCGCCGTGATTACCATGCTCAGCTGTTCGTCTTGTGATTTGCCGTTCAGCTCCTCGATGGAAAGCCCTACAGCGGACAGCTTTTCTGCTGCGGAATCCGAACCGCCCGCCGCGTCCGTGATGACGGTGGACAGCTTTTTCATGCCCGTCTGGAGGTTGTTCACGTCAGCGCCGCAGCGCTCGAACACATAACCCCACTTCTGATAGCTTTCGGCGCTTATGCCGATTTTCTGCGAGGTCTTGTCAATCTGATCGCCCGCCGAGCCGACATCATTCGCCATGTCCCACAGCTTTTTTCCTGCGGCAACGCAGGCTGTCCCGACCGCCGCCGCAGCAGCGCCGAGAGCCGCGCCGATTTTCTTTGCGGTATCTCCGAGTTTACTCAGCTTTCCGTCAGCGTCCTCGCTGGTGTCGGCGGCTTTCTTGACGGAGTTGGAGAAGTCCTTGGCTTCATCTCCTGCTTCGTTAAAGCCCTTGTCAGCATTTTCAAGGGCGGTGTTGTTGGAATTCAGTTCACGCTCCATGCTGTTCAGAGCCGCCTGCGCATTGTTCAGCTGTATATGCCAGCTTTGAGTGCGGCGGTCGTTCTCACCGAATGACTCGGCGGCATTGGCAAGAGCGGAACGAAGCGTTTCGATTTTCTGCTTCTGTTGGTCGATTTCCTTGTTCAGAACCTCGCTGCGGGCGGTTAGAGCTTCTGTGGACTTGTCGTTCTTATCAAACTGGGAATCTACCAGTTTCATTTCTGAACCAAGTACCTTGAAAGAATTATTGATTTCGGCGAGGGATTTCTTGAATTCACGCTCGCCCTCAAGACCTATTTTCAAGCCGAAATTTTCGGACATTCTGTTTCACCTCCTCGAAAAAAAGGCATAAAAAAAGAGCCATGCGGCTCGGGGGATATGAAAAAGGAGCAACCGTGCATGGTTGCTCCTTTACTGCGTTTAACTACTCGATAATCATTCTCAAATTATTAAATTCACAATATTACTGTATAGTTATTACGTTTAACAAAAAAACTATTTACATATCTAAAATATTTTCTTCTATATATTTTGATAATTTGTCTACGCTATCAGAATCATTATCAAAAATAAATCTAACAACTAGATCAACAATGTCATCTCGATCTTTTCGTACTGAACGGACTTCGTTTAGTAAGTATCCATATAATGATTTTCCATCATCATCTTTATCTATGTTTTGTCCATATGAAGACAATATTTCCTGAAGAGGTTTCTTTTGAAACAGATATGTGTCTAGCATAGAGAATAACTTTTGATTAGTTACAGAAATCAAATTATATCGTAGATATTTTTCTAAACTGGCAATTGGTAGAAAGTCTAATTTTATACCTTTATATTGTTTATTTGTTGATAAGAACTTAGGTACTTGGTCCTTTATATCTTGATCTAGAACTACTGCTATTTTCGTTCCTTTCTGCAAAAGATTTGAAGATATTACATCATACGCCATCGAAATGGTGTTAGTCCATCCACCTGTAGGAAGTATTTTAATACGTATATTTTGTGCCAAATCTTTGGTTATCAAAATTTTTTCTATAATTATTTTAGCTAAATCATCTTCTACTAAAATAACCAAGTCATTCCCGTAACCATCGTCTCCATATAAATTTCTTGTTGCATATGCTGGATAACATGGATTTGTTACCATAATAGTATCATTGCACAAACTGGAAAGATAGTAAATATTTTGCGATTTTATCTCACGTAGTAATTCTAATGAATGAGTTGAGAAAAAAATTGAAAGATCTAAAGATAAAGCTGTTTCCTTTAAAAATATAACTAATCTTCTAAGTGCTGATGAATGAAGGGCTAATTCGATTTCATCCAAAAACACAATGCACGGTCTTCCGTCATTATGCTGCGTCCTTCTATTATATAATGCTTCAAGAGAACTCAGTATGCTTAGTAGCAAGTTTTCTCCAGTTGACATTCTTGGCTGACTAATGATTTCATCATTTTTTGAAATGTTGCAATAAGTAATCCTTGTTAGCCCCAATTCGTCAGCAATATGCTTTTTTACTACACAAAGATTATTATAATATTTTTTGTCATTACGAAGAATAAGACCTAAATTCTCCTTAACAAAAGCATTAGCCCGATACAAATCAGATTTAGCAACTTTATCTAATATGTTAATCACTGATAATTTTGTGTCTTTAAATCTGTTTCCGAAAATAATGCTTCCTTCATAAAACCCATTAAGTTTCATCTTCTTGTCTGATGATTCTGAATACCATTTACAGCCATCAAAACTCCATTTTCTAGTCGCACCTTCAAGTTCGAATTCTATAGTTGCATTATTAGGGCGACCAAAATACTCTGTCATAGGCATCTGATAAAACACAGATGATGCACATGATATCACTGTACTTTTTCCTGAACCATTTTCGCCTGTTATTGCATAGATTCCAGCTTCAAGCGGAAAAGAAAAAGATAATTCTTTAATGCATTTAACATTATTTATTCTCATATTCAAATTCATAGACGACTCCTTTACATAGATCGAGATATCTTATAAAACGCAGTATTGAAGTGAGAGTTATATACTTGTATATTCCTCAAAAAACATTAAAATAATTTCTTGTTTTATATTATACCACACATTCCCACTTTTTTCAACCACTTTTCCAAATCAAATTCCCATCGGCACAACCTCGTCAATATCCGCTTTCCGCTTAGGTTTGGAGATTCCTATAAACTGCTTATGGCACTCCCACAAATCCATCAGAAAGCCGAACGGCATGAGCCACACCTCTTCCGAAGAAAGGTGCAGCTGCGCCGTTCCGTAATAGAACAGCCGAGTGAACAGTTCTGCGTCGTTCACCCGGCTGTTACTGCGTTTTTTGGAGTATCTTCACTTTCCACATTGCGCTTTGTGCCTTTCAGCATAGCTTCGGTGATAGCGTCCTTGTACTCGGCAAGCTCGCCGGGAGAGGTGAGGAGTTCCACAGTGTCCTCGGTGAGAAACGGCTTTTTATCGCTGTTTTTGAGATTGTATATCTCAATGCTCTGATTGCAAAGCAGAGTTATCAGCCAGATGATTTCATCAAGAGCCATCTCCATATTCTCGGACTTCATCAGCTTGTCGCCGAGATTGTCCAAACCGCCGTACCTTGCCGAAATAGCCTTTGTCGCCCTAGTGGTGAGAATCATCTCATGCTGCTCGCCACCAATCACAATTAAAGAACTGCGTTCATTCGTCATTGTTCATACCTCCGTTACTTGCCTGTTTCAGCAGGCTTTACCGTGAATGTTGGTTCATATACGGACTTGTACCAACCCGTGATTACGCTGTCCGGAACGTTCTTCTCGCCCTCGGTGGCTTCCGCTTTCCACGGGTGTTTTCCGCTGCCGTCCGGCTTGTTTCTGCGCAGAACCGTTCCCTCAATGGTCGGTGTGGAAAACGTGATACTGTCGCCCTTTGTGGCAAGCGAGGTTGACGGAATTCCGAACTTCACACGGTAAAGCCAGAAGTAGCGGTACTTTCCGTTGGATTTCTTCGCCCGAAACCCGATAGCCACGGGCTTGCCGCCGTCCTCGCTGGTGGAAATGACCACGTTGTTGCTGTCGATGGTAGCGCCCGTCAGAACCGAAGCCGCGTCATTGCCTATATCGTCAACGCCAAGGGAAAGCGTACCGCTTTTGAACTCCTTGACGATTTCGGAAGCGCCGTCATCGGCGTAGAGAGTAGCTTCCGCAAGCTCAACGGAGAGGTCTGCCGAAATCGCCTTTGCAAGCGAAGCGGGAACTCCGTAGGTTTCGTTGCCGTCGCTGTTCTCGATGATTTCAGCGTAGAACAGCTTGTCAAGACCTATTGTTGCCATTTATATCTCCTCCATTTCATAGTTTTTCGCCGTATCAACGGCATAATGATGATAGCCCGTATCGTCCTCATGACCGACATACTTTCGGGCGGTTACGGTAATATCCGCACTCAGTAAAGCCTTTACAAGCCTGCTTACAGCGCGGGTGTAGTTTTCTTTGCTGAAAAGGGAAATCCGCACTTCCTGTACATCGGAAGTCGGCGCATTGTCTGCGTGAAGTTCAAAGCTGTCGTACAGCGGAGTGAATACCAGATATTCGTCCGGTGCCTTTCCCGAATACACAGAGGTCTGCGCCGGGATTTTCAGCTTTTTGGCTATAGCAGAGAGTTCCGAAAGCAGACTCACAGCCCCTCGACCTCCTTTTCAAATGCGGATTTCATTGCTTCCACGCACTGCTTTTTCACAGCGGATTTCGCGGGTTTCAGAAAGGGTTTTGCCGACTGACTGCTTGTGCCATACTCGAGGATATTCGCTATCTTAGCATTGCTTGACCCGTCTGTTCTCGGCTCGGAAAAGCCCACCTTAATGTCGTGATTGCCGTTTTTGTCAACCATAACAGGAGATAAGCCGAGCGACCGTTCAAGTCCTCCTGTGGAGCGGGATTTGCTTTTCGTTCCCGAACCTACAACGGATTTCAGATTGCTTTTGACTTTTGCGAGAGCAACCTCGCCGCCCGCCTGTAACATCTTTTCGGCAATGCTGTCGGTCTGCGCTCCAAGCCGGGAAATCCTCGAAAGGAACTCATCGGGCATTTTTACATCAGCTTTAGCCACTCGGCTGCACTTCCTTTGCAAGCACTTCAATATACATACCTCTGCCTTTCACATTTTCAACAGAGGTTATCTCAAATACAGAACCTCCACAGATAAGCCGCATATCTGCCGTAACCGTCAGACTGGGAATTGTTCTGAAACGGAACAGGTCGGTAGCTTCGGAAAATGCGGCTCGATTCGCCCATTTCTCACTGCCGTGCCTACCCTCGCGATAAGCTCTGACTGTTGCTACAACGACATTGGATTCCGTCTGAAATCCCTCGTCATCGAGCGTGACCTGTTTTTGCGTTATCTGTATTTGCGTGTTCATCTTACCGAAACTCATACTTTCCACCGTCTGTCCAGTCGCAGCAACATATTCACCGTATCCCACACCTGTTTTCCCGCCTGAACATTATCTCCGAAAAAGCCGCCAGTCGAGCCGTCGCGGCTCTCATAGAAATGCGATGACAGCATTTTTACCGCCTGTTCGGTAGTCGGCGGCATTGCGTTTTCAGAATAGTAATTCTCGGGCAAATGCTGGTAGCTTTCAGCATAGGAAACAGCGGCGGTGATGAACCCTTTTATGAGTTCATCGTCTGCCGAATGTTCAAGTATGAGGTTCTGCTTTACTTTTGTCAGAAGCTCGTCCATAGTCACCGCCTATTAGCCGCCGGAAGAACCCGAGCCGGCTTTCATCTTCAGAATCTGTACTGCTTCGGGGAGAATCAGCTTTCCGTCAACGCGCTCCTTTGCCACAAATCCTATCATGCCGTTGCCTGCGTACAGTTCTTTGAGTTCAGCAAAAGAACGTGTGCCGCGGTCACCGATATTGTAATAACTGAAATCGCCGAATGCAATTACTGGCTTTCCTGCGGCGATAGTGGGAACATACGGAGAGGTGTAGACCTCATAACCGAACAGCCTGTCGACCTCGCCCGCCTGGAGTGACGGCTGCCAGAGATATGCGCCGTTGTTATCCTTCAGCTTGCGGAGCGCCGCAATAGTCTGGTCGTTCATGATGAACTTCGCGTTCTTGCGGTACGGGCGCTTGAGAGAGTACACAAGGTTGATTATCTCATCAGCGGTTATAGCAGTAGCGCTCGCCGCAGTCACACCGACAGTACCGCCGCCTGTTTCAGCGAAAATTCCGAGAGGTTTTCCTTTGCCGTCACCGTTGAGGAAAGCGTCCTCCTCCGCATTGGAAAGCGCCTTTGCAAACTGGTCGATGATGTAGCTTTCAAGCCCGAAAGCGTTGTCGTAGAGCAGTTCCTCGGTCACCTTAACCGCAACGTGCAACTTGTGTGCGTCAAGGTTTATCTGCGCAAAGGTCGCGTCACCGAAAGACAGCGCTCCGCCCTCGTCAATCCACGCTGCAGCGGGTTTTGTCACTGCAATGTTGATCTTGTGTTCGCCGCTGGTGGTGATGGTGTGACCCAGCTTTCGCATGATGTTTTCCTCGGTCAGCGCGTCAATAAGGCGGCTGTCGTACTCCTCGGGAACAAGATAACCGCCGTTAGCGTCAATGCCCTCGGAAAGCACATCGGAAACCTGTCTGAAATTCGTGCGGAGAGCGTTCAGCATTGCCGCCCTGTATTCATCGCTTGCTCTGCCGGACTTGGGCTTATCGCCGTTCAGCGGCTTTGCGGTGAGAGGTGTCGAAGTAGGCTTGGAAAGCTGCGCGTCCATAGCCGCCATCTGCTCCATGCGCTCGATTTCAGCGCCGTAGTCCTTAATCTTCTGCTCCATTTCGGCATAAGAAGCGGCGTCCTCTGCGGACAGAAGTCCGTCCTTATCGCGCTTGGTTTCAACAAATGCCTTTGCGGCTTCCCACGCCTTATTGCGCTTTTCACGCAGTTCAATAATAGTCATGTATGTTACCTCCAGTGCTTAATCAAATCAAGCCGAGAAAATAAATCCTCGGCTTTGGTTTTTGGTGTGTTTATAGTAGGAATTTTGCATTTCTCTGCAAGTCTATCCATAAGAGAATTAACCACCTGTGCTTCTGAATACATCAGAGCGTTAGCGGGCTGTTCCTCCATAGGTTCTTCACGGGCAAGAATACCGTCCGCAAAGCCGAGTTCCACCGCCTTATTTGCGTTCATCCATGTTTCTGCGTCCATGAGGTGCGAAATCTTTGCGCGGCTCATTCCGGTCTTGATTTCATAAGCGTTCATAATGCTTTCTTTGACCTCGGACAGCATTTCGATTGCTTTCTGCATTTCGGCTGTGTTGCCCATCGCAACTGTCATTGGATTGTGTATCATCAGCATTGAAACAGGGGACATCAGCACCTTGTTTCCCGCCATCGCGATAACGCTTGCGGCACTCGCGGCGATACCGTCAATCTTCACGGTGACGTTGCCCTTGTAGTCCATCAGCATATTGTAGATTTGTGCTGCCGCCACGCAGTCACCGCCGGGCGAGTTTATCCAGACGGTTATATCTCCACTGCCCGAAAGCAATTCCTCCTTGAAAAGCTGCGGCGTGACATCATCGTCAAACCAACTCTCATCTGCTATAGTGCCGTTTAGGAACAGCGTTCTCTCCGTGGTCTGCTCCTGCGTTTCTTCGTTCTTCACTATCCTGTTCGTCCATTTCCAGAACTTCTTCATCGGAATCCTCCTTTCCGCTGCCTGCCGCAAAGATACCTGCGTCAGCCAGCTTAGTCATATTGCCGTTTATGAGATAAAGGTCGCCGCCCTCCTCGGCGGGAATACGGTCGAGGTTTTCAAGCTCCCGAATGTCGTTTGCGGACATCCAACCGTTCTGCCTTGCGGTAGCGTACCCGCTCATGCGGCTTGCGTAATCGCCGCGCAGCAGTCCGTCAACATTGAATTTGATGAAATATTCCTGTTTCTCGCTTGGGGTGAGGAGTGAACGAATCATGCTCTGTTCCCACCGTACAAGCCAGGGTTCAAGAGTGTATTTCACGAATTCAAGCGACTGCTGCTCGATATTAGAAAAGCTCGATTTTTCAAGGTCGCCGACCATGTGCGGCGGCACTCTGAAAATTCGAGCAATTTCGTTGATTTGGAATTTTCGTGTTTCAAGGAACTGCGCCTGCTCGGGCGAAATACTGATGGGAGTGTATTTCATGCCTTCCTCAAGCACAGCAACCTTTCCACTGTTGGAACTCCCGCCGAACTGCGACTGCCACGCTTCACGAACCTTTGTGGGGTCTTTTATCGTTCCGGGGTGTTCAAGGACGCCGCTTGGCGCTGCGCCGTTCGCAAAGAACTTTGCTCCGAACTCCTCGGTTGCAATGGCAAGCCCGATAGCGTTCTTCGCCATTGCAATAGGCGAGTAACCAACAAGCCCGTCAAAGCCAAGTCCAGGGATATGCAGAACATCGCCCGGCGCGAGAATCACCTCATATTCCTTGCTGTGGATTGCTTCGTCAGAACCACGATAGTATTTGTAGTACAGATTTCCGCTTGAATCGCGGTCAACCGTCATTCGGTTTGGCATAAGAGGGTACAGAGCAATGACCTCGCCCTTGCCGTTACGGATAACCTGCGCGTATGCGTTGCCCCAGAGGAGCAGGTGCGTCATAAGCGTTTCACGGAAAACAAACGAGGTCATTTCGGGGTTCGGTTCATCATGGAGCAGACGGTAAAGAGAATGCGATACGGCTTTCTCCTTGCCGCCGTCCGAACGGTATTTGTAGACGTGCAACGGTAGTCCCGCCACAGCTTCCGACAGCACTCTAACACAGGAATACACGGCGGTCATCTGCATTGCGGAACGCTCGGTGACGTTCTTTCCGGCGGTAGAACCGCCCATGTAAAAACGGTATGCACTGCTGGCGGTGCTGTTTTTGGGCTTGTCCCTGGAATGAAATAAGCTGCTGAAAATCTTCATGTAGTCAGTCCTTTCGTAAAATTGGCATAAGAAAAGCACCTGCCATGCTGACAGATGCTTAACAATTATTCTATTGCGTTATATAAACTTTTTCATCACGCGAGTGTAATCTCGCTTTGCGTTGAAAACCGCATTAACATATACCGTGTTTTCTTCCTTGACATAATAATAAAACATAAGGTAATTATCATGAATGAGAAAACGATATCCGTTACTCACAAGAACCCTTTCCTTGGGTAGCGAGCCGCTTTCCGGCAGTATTTCGAGATTTTTGCATTTTTCTCTTAGCTTGTTTACAAAACGGATCGCAATATTCTTATCCTTTGACTGCTTTGCAATATAAAAGGCTATATCACGAAGATCTGCTTCTGCCGTATCAGTGAATATTACTCTGCAATTCATACATCAAGGTTCTCCAGGTCGTTTAATAAATCGTTGAATACATCATCAGCGCTGTGGACTCTCCCAAGCCTTATATCATCCATGCTTTGCGCAAGGTGAGCATACAGAGCAAGTTTTTCTTCAAGCTCGGAAATATAGTGCATTGTCTGCTGATAATCCTCATGGCTAAGAAGTACAGTATCCTCCTTGCCGTTAACCGTGATTGCTACCGGATTATCCCTTGTAAGTGCGGAAATCTGAGCGTAATTAGTGCGAATATCCTTTGACGGTCTTATTGAAATAGAATTTGTCATAAAAAACACCTCCTATGTTGGTAGTCATATTATAACACAATTATGCTACTTTGTCAATAAGATTATACGCATCAGATAAAAAGTATTCCTCTTTCATCATACACACTAGCTCCGTGATCATTCCCGCAGCGAATCGCTCGGTCAAGCGCCATAATGGTCGCCACAGCGCCGTCAATCTTTTCTGTGGACTTTTCCTTGTCAGCCTTGATGTTTCCGGCAGGGTCGGTGCGAATGTAGATATTGTCCATATTCCACCGCAGAACCGGGTGACCGCCGTGGGCTATCTTCTGTTCAAGCACAAGTTTCATCAGTTCCTTGGTCGGCGGGGACATATCCTTAAATCCTTGTCCGAAAGGCACTACAGTAAATCCCATGCCCTCGAGGTTCTGAACCATCTGCACCGCACCCCAGCGGTCAAAAGCTATCTCTCGTATATTGAAGCGCTCGCCGAGCCGTTCAATGAACTGCTCGATAAAGCCGTAATGCACCACGTTTCCCTCGGTAGTCTGCAAGAAACCCTGTCGCTCCCACACATCATAAGGAACATGGTCACGGTTTACACGCAGTGTCAGATTATCCTCGGGAATCCAGAAATACGGCAGAATGATGTATTTATCCTCATCATCAAGCGGTGGAAAAACAAGAACAAAAGAAGTAATATCTGTTGTAGAAGAAAGGTCAAGCCCGCCGTAGCAGACGCGCCCCTCAAGTTCGTCCTCATCAACGGAGAATGCGCACTTGTCCCATTTCTCCATCGGCATCCAACGAACCGCCTGCTTTACCCACTGGTTCAAGCGAAGCTGTCGGAAAGCGTTCTCCTCGCCCGGGTTTTGCTTTGCGGAATCGCAAGCGGCTTTGACCTTATCTATTCCGACCGTAATGTCAAGGCTCGGATTTGCCTTTTTCCACACTTTGGGGTCTGTCCAGTCGTCGGATTCATCTGCGCCGTAAATCACGGGATAAAAAGTAGGGTCGATTTTCCGACCCGCGATTATATCCTTTGCCTTTTGGTGAGTTTCATAGCAAATGCTGTGAGTGTCCGTCCCGGCTGTGGTTATAAGGAAATACAGCGGCTGCATTCGCGCGTCGCCGGAGCCTTTTGTCATAACATCAAACAGCTTTCGGTTCGGTTGGGTGTGCAGCTCGTCAAAAACAACGCCGTGAATATTGAAACCGTGCTTTGAATAGGCTTCTGCCGAAAGTACTTGGTAAAATGAGTTTGTTGGTGTATATATAAGCCGTTTCTGTGACGCTAAAATCTTCACTCTCTTTGACAGCGCAGGACACATTCGTACCATATCCGCTGCCACATCGAACACGATAGCCGCCTGCTGTCTGTCGGCGGCGCAGCCGTAAACCTCGGCTCGTTCCTCACCGTCACCGCAGGTGAGAAGCAGCGTAACAGCGGCGGCAAGCTCGGATTTACCTTGCTTCTTCGGTATCTCAATGTACGCCGTGTTGAACTGCCGGTAACCGTTCGGCTTCAGCGTTCCGAACAAATCTCGGATTATCTGCTCCTGCCAGTCGATAAGCTCGAATGGCTTTCCCGCCCATGTGCCTTTGGTGTGACACAGATTTTCGATGAACATGACGGCATAATCGGCAGACGCCTTATTGTAATTGGAACCCTCTGCCATATAGAGGGTCGGTGTGTATTTTTTTAAATTGCGCATGATATGTTCCTTGATTGAATTAAGCATTACTTTATGGTATAATCTATCTTGAGGAGGTGATGCCGCTTGATAAATATATTCGAAGCAGTGTTTTTACCACCTCGCGTCCAACGATAGCAGACCTTGAGCGAGAGACGCGTTCTTGCTACGTGAATCAAGGTCCACAATTAATCCGGAATTATCCGGAGGGTACTGCCATAAACTAGGCTTGGCTGGGGCTATGACCGTTGGACAAAAAGCAAGAGAGACACCACTTGGCAGTACACAAGTGGTGTCTTTTTATTTACTTACTTGGAATTAGAGTGTACTTCCTATATGAGGAACGAAACCTCTCAGAGTTGGTACTTTATGCCGCTTTCAATTTTACTCTCGTCGTTGGCAGCAAAGGATATCAGAGATAATCTGTTCCTCGGATTATTTATCGAGGGCGTCGAGTGCCTTCCGTGTGCCGCAGTCACTGGGCTGCCCTTTGGTGGCGTGGCGTCCATGCCACGCCTTTGTGGGGCAACCTTCCGACATCGTGTCAGGGCAGATTTGCGTGTTGGGATACTTTCTCGAAAGAGCGGGAACACCGCCGTACAGCGCCCCACAGTGAGAGCAGGTGCGAAGCATTGTTGCATTATCTGATTTCATGGACAGCCCTCCTGCTGTTGTTCAGTGCTGCGAGAAGAATACTCTCATCAAAACCGAAATTGCTGTAACCCTCAAGGCAAGTCCGAACATACGAACCGCTCGGCAAGCCCAGCGGTCGCTCCTCGTGCATAATGTACACGAAAGCCTTTCTGACCACGTTTTTGCCCGAGAAGTACCTCACGGACAGTTCAAGTTCGGTCTTGTAGTAAAAGGTCGGAAAGCCCTCGTACACATCAAGCCGTTCTTCATCGGCAAGTTCGACCGACCAGACTGCAACTGGAACTTCCGCTCCTGCCTTCGGTTCGATTGTGAGGTAGGAGCCTGTCTTACTGCCTTTGAAAAGCAGTTCGTAATCCTCGATAACCGCAGTCCCCACGGGCTTTGCCGTAGGACACCGCAGCGCCATTTGCCGAATGTTTAAGTTACTCCCATAGGCTAAGTAATATCGTTTCATAGTGTTTTCCTTTCCGAAAGGTTCAGTTTCAGAAATCACCTTTCTACCACCAAAAGCCCCACGCTGTGGGGGAGTTGGGGGCAGGAAGCTAATTCCTGCTTGTTAGGGTCTGCCGTTGCGGAAAGCCGTGTCACCCTCGAGCCGCTTGGTGTAAAGTTCCCTTGCGGTCTTGAATTCATCGCCGATAAATCCGAGCCGTAAAAGCCATGTTCTCATTGCGTACTTGGGATTTTCAGTCTGCTGAGGATTTGCGCTTGCGGTCTTGACCTGCTTGGCAAGTTGGCTGAGCGCCAGGCAAAGCTGAATGTAGCTTTTCAGCTGACCTGCGTGAAGTCCGTTCTGCTTGCCGCCCGAGGGTGCGTCAAACTGGAAAAGTCTGAATTCAATCGTGCCCTTTGTAAAGGTTGCGTGGAGGTTCAGCATATGGTAGCGGCTTTCGTTGTAGTGCGCCGACCTGCCGTAATCCACATTCTGACTGCCGTACCAGGTGTCAGCAAGCGCCGCCATGGTTTTGGGCTTCTTGCGGTTGAGTTCCACCAGGAAATCCTTGCTGACCGTGCGGCAGTAGCGGTTCATGCGGCTTCTATCGAGGTTCAAGGCGCTTGCAAGCAGGCTTTCGTGGCTTGCCATAATGTTTGCGAGGTTTCGCAAAGTCTGCGGTGTGTGACCTTTTGCACCGATGTGAATGTGAACTCCGCAGCCCCTTGTAGCGTCGCTTTTCGCACCCGCCTTGCGAAGTCTGCGGATAAGCTCCTGCAGGGTTTCCATGTCTGCGTAGGTGAGTATCGGGGTGACTAATTCGCACTTTTCACTGTCCGGTCCGTGAATGCTGACGTCCTTCTGGAACTTCCACTCGCGACCCTCGCCGTCCCATGCGGAGTAGGTATCGTAACCGTTGCGGCCTGCGGTGTTCTCATGGCGGCGAGTGCCGAAAAACTCGGCGGCAAGCTGCGCGGCTTTTGTTCTTGTAATGTTATTCATTTCAACCTCGACCCCTATGGTCTGGTTCATCATTTCTTCAATCTGCTTGGTGGTTTTCTCGTTCATTTTTGTATCCTCCGTTTGCTTTGTTTCCCTTGCGGTACACACATATTAACTCTAAAACGAGTATATAGCAAGCGGTTTTACCACAATATATTGAACGAAATACACACGCAGAAATTGTGTATATCAGCCACGGATTTTGCGAACTACATCAACACCAAGAACAGCATTCAGCCTGGAGCCGTTATCCCAGCGGACGAGCAGATTTCCTGCGTCGTCAACGCCTTTAATCGTGCCGCGAGTACCTATCGGCGGCGCCTGGAAATCGTCCATTGAAACCAGTTCCACACGGCAGCTGGCAGGGTACTCTCGGCGGTACTGCTCAATCTGCTCCTTACTCGGAAACTTCATTTGCAGCACCTCCATTTCTGAAAGCCGATGAACCTGTGAGGTTTCTCAGCAGTATCTTCCGCTCGGCTTTGTACTCCGAACCGATGAACCCCAGCCGCAGGAGGAAACAGCGAAAAGCGTACTTGTCGTTGTCGGTTTCCTTTTCCTTAGCCGTTACACGCTTTGCATTGGCGGCGAGTTCACAGAGCGCCGAAATGAAATGCGTGTAAGCCTTACAATCGTCAGCGCCGCAGTCTGCGAACCAGGGAAACCTCACCGTGCTATCCGTGACCTCAATCTGCAGGCTGTCCACCGCTAAGGCTCTGCGGATAAGTCTGCCTTTTGCTTTGAGCAGCTTGGTTAGGTTTTCGACTGCCGAGCCGTCAAGCGGAACTTCCACTGTAAGCCCCACAGGTTTGCTGTGTTCGGCGCTGTTGGCAGCTGCGGGTACTTCCTCGGTATCCGTTTCCAGCGGTTCTGTGTCGGCAACCTCGGCGATGAATCCACGCTCCGCAAGGAATTCAATCAGACCTTCGATTTCTTCGCTGTCGGCTCTGTCGTCAAATTCAAGATTTCCCTCACGGGTCACCGTGAAATAGTCGATTCGGTAAGCGTAGGTCGGGGTTCTCATGTAAACTGCGTCCGCTCCCGTGAACTCGCTGATTGCCTTTACAAGCGGTTTCCTGTCCTGTGCGTTGTAGTAAATTGTCATGGCATTTGCCCTCCTTTGCGTACATATTAACTCTGAAAGGCACATGTATCAAGCCGTATTACTACACAATATTTTCGGGAGTTAGCTGTGTACAGTACACAATCCCCGAAAGCACAAAGTAAACACACGGCAGAACAACACCATTTCCCCACAGCTTGTACTCGGCAGAGTCGCTGTGGGGATTTTTCAGCCATGTACGGATCTGCTTTTCGGACTTCGGTTTGACTGCGCTGCCGATGATTTTTCTGTGTGTTTCAAAGACCTCTTTCCAGAACCGTAGTTCTTCATCTGTCGGCTCGTCCGTTCCGAGGTCTGCGCACCACCAGTCGGGAAATCCCTGCAAACGGGCGCACTCGGTTGGAGTAAGCCTGCGGACTATGTACTCGGGAGAATTCACTGTCGGCGGGTCTTTGTAATCGCTTGCCACAAGCGTGTTTGCAAGGTTTTCCTCGGCTTCGGTATGATAGGAATTCTTGCTTGTGCTGTAAACCAACGTTTCCGAGCCACCTCCGTACATTCCGCCTGTGGCTCGGAGCGCTCCGCATTTATCGTTTTCGCTGTACTTTGTGTAGCTGTCCTGCGAAAATGCGACAGCATGGCGGTCGGTAGCATTTAACGTGAATGAAACGTCCTCGTTAATGCCGCTGCCTTGAGGACCGTTTTTATCGGCTCTGCCTATCATTGAACCCTGGACGGCTACGACTGCCACGCTGCCTTGGTTTGAGTCGGGAGAATTACCACCCGTATCTATCGTCCGTGATGTATCTGTTTCATAGCAGTTATGGCGCGCGTTTTTCGTACCGTCAGATGTGAAACGAACATCAAAACAGCGAGTATCTTCCACGACAAACGGCTGATTATTCCCGCCAGTTCCGTAGGTTGACGAAACCGTTGGAGCAATACCGTGCAACTCCGTATAGCGCGTATCCTGCGAGTGATTTTCATAAACAGTCGCAGGGACAGTTCCGGCACGGAGGGTGGGCGAGGTTTCATCTTCATAGCCGATACCTCTCGCTTTTGCCGAGTGTTCCGTGCAGAACCCTGCTGCGGATTCCATCACGCAAGGCGGGTGATGAGCTTCGGCTCGGAGTGTGCAAGTTACTTCCTCCGTCACATCCATTCTGTTGCCGCCCTGATCGTTCAAGCAGACTGCGCTTGTCGTTCCAGTGCCGCTTTCAGCATCGGAGGCAGTTCTTTGCCACGTTTTGAAGCTCTCTGCAGAATACCCCGACAAGCCTTCGGACTCAAACAGTATTTTTCCGGCACATTCGCTATCAAAATCTGCGACAAGGAAGATGCGTTTTCTTCTCTGGGGGACTCCCCAGTATTGTGCGTCAAGCACTCGCCAGGCAATGGAGAAACCGTCTGCCAGTATCTCTCCTGCGTTTGTCCATTTCTCACTTCTAGGAACAGAAACGGTTTCGTCCTTGATCCTGCACAGGCTTTCAAGGACTGCTCTGAAGTCCTCGCCCTTGTTAGACGAGAATGCTCCGGGGACATTTTCCCAGACCGCAAATCTCGGATATCTTCCATCAGTCGCACACCTCATTTCTTTTATAATTCTGACCGCCTCATAGAACAGGCTCGACCGCGAACCGTCAAGACCGCTGCGTTTTCCGGCAATGCTCATGTCCTGGCACGGACTGCCAAACGTGATTATATTCACTGGCGGGAGTTCCGCACCGTTCAGCGAGGACACATCTCCGTAGTGTTTCATCTGCGGCAGCCTTTTCGTTGTTATCCGAACAGCGAACGGCTCGATTTCCGAAGCCCACAGCGGAGTAATGCCCGCAAGTATTCCTCCGAGCGGGAAACCGCCGCTGCCGTCAAAAAGGCTGCCGAGCGTGAGTTCATTCTTCATCGGTGACCTCCAGTTCGGAATAAGCAATCGTCTTTCCTTCACGAACCACAGACACATTCTCCGCAGAACCGACCTGCTCAATATACCGCTTCACGATAACATCGCAGAACTTTTCATCAAGCTCAATGGTGTGGCAAATACGGTTCGTCTGCTCACAGGCAATGAGCGTACTGCCCGAGCCGCCGAACGGGTCGAGAACTATACAGTTGCTCATGCTTGAATTCTTTATCGGATAGGCTATAAGCGGAATCGGCTTCATTGTCGGGTGGTCGCCGTTCTTCTTCGGTTTGTCGAACTCCCATATTGTCGTCTGCTTGCGGTCGGAGTACCACTGGTGCTTGCCGTTCTTCTTCCAACCGAAAAGGCACGGCTCATGCTGCCACTGATACGGCGAGCGACCGAGAACAAGCGACTGCTTCTTCCAAATACACGTTCCGGAAAGGTAAAATCCCGCGTCAGCAAACGCCCTGCGGAAGTTAAGTCCCTCTGTATCTGCGTGGAAAACATAGATGCTTGCGTCATTTGCCATAGCTTTCTCCATGCAGGTGAAAGCGTCAAACAGGAACTGATAGAACTTCTCACTTTCGAGATTGTCGTTCTTGATTTTCCCCGCTGAACCCTCATAATTCACATTGTACGGCGGGTCGGTAACCACAAGATTTGCCTGTTTACCATTCATGAGAACTTCGTAGGTTTCCAGCTTGGTGCTATCGCCGCAGACAAGTCTGTGATTTCCGAGCAGCCAGAGGTCGCCCGTTTTTGTTGTGCAAGGTTTTTCCAATTCACCATCAACATCGAAATCATCGTCTTTGGTGTCGGAGTCATCATCAAAGAACGCAGCAAGTTCCTTTTCATCAAAACCCGTCAGACCGAGGTCGAAGTCATCCGCCTGCAAGGCTTCGATTTCAACTTTCAGCATTTCCTCGTCCCAGCCTGCATCAAGAGCCATTCGGTTGTCTGCGATTATGTACGCTTTCTTCTGAGCAGGTGTGAGGTAATCAACAAATACGCAAGGCACTTCGGAGATGTTCTCGGCTTTCGCAGCAAGTATTCTTCCGTGGCCTGCGATGACGTTGAAATCCCTGTCGATGATAACGGGATTGATAAAGCCGAACTCACGCAGCGAGGAACGCAGCTTGTTCAACTGTTCCGGCGAGTGCGTCCGGGCATTGTTGACATACGGTATCAGCTTGTCTATCGGGACAAGCTGCATTTCACTGGTCGTGTTCATCTGACGTTCCTCCTTTTCAGAACCTTGTGCAGACCTTTTCGGGCGTCCGCAATATTGCCTTTAACAGCCTGTCCTTTTATGGTTTTGTATTGCTGAACTGTAAGATTCGGACGGTTGCCTTTGAGTTCTCTGAAAAATTCGATGGTGTCCTTTGACATAGCGTTATCCTTTCCTTGAACGAAGCAGACGTTCCATAGCGTCGTTCAGATCATCACCGACAGGCTCGGTGCAGTTCTCCTTGACTATTCCGTAAATTTCATACCAGATGAGATTTGCATTCTTCTGAAACTGCTGCGACATCTGCACGAACGGCGAAGCAATAACGCCGCCCGTGGTCGGGTGCTTGCCGAGCAAGCCGTAAGTGCTGATTGCTTCCTCGCACTGAATGTATCTTGCGTATGCCTGCGCATAGGCTTCGATGAGCCGCTTGTTTACAAGGTTCTCGCAATTACGCTGTTTAAGCCACAGCCAGGTTTCTCTGTAAATATCGTCAGCGCCGAGCGGAACTCCGTTCTTCTGCCGAGCCGAGAGATAATCGCTTGGCTTCGGCATATCCGTGCCGTTAAGCACAGCGCCCTCCGGCAGGTCAACCGCTTCAAGTTCGGCAGTGTCGAGCGCAGGTATATCGTTGCTTATGATTTTGACCGGAAGTCCTTTCTGCTTTTTCTCTGCGGCAGGAGCGGGTTTATCTCCGGCGCGTACCCGTCTGCCGCCTCTGTTTGTGCCGTCCTTAGCCATGATTTTCACCTCCGCAGGACAAGAAAAAAGGACGGTTCACACCGTCCGAAAATATTTCATGGTTTAATACCCCGTTTGAACCTCGATTTTTGCGCACGAAGCCCCGGACCGCTGTCCGCAGTAAAGGTCACAGGGATTTCGACCGCCCCTACCGGTCGCCGAGGTCGTGATGTATTTTCGTATGACACGACTGGCACAGCGACATCAGATTGCTGAACTCGTTTGTGCCGCCGCGTGACACGGGAACGATATGGTGTACCTCCTCAACAGGATTGAGCCGACCCTCTTTCAAACAAATCTCGCACAGTGGGTGAGCCGTTGCATACCGCTTTCGTATCTCACGCCATGCTCTGCCGTACTTTTTGTTGCTGTCGGCAGGGCGGACGAATTTATTATAGCGGCGGTTCATCTGCTTTGAGTGTTCCTCGCAGTACTGTCCGTCACATCTGTTGGGACAGCCGGGGTAGGAACAGGGGCGCTGTGGTCGTCTGGGCATTTGGGTCATCTCTTTTCTTTTTTGCTGATTATATCATACCACAAAGGGGCCACTGTAAAATAGTTGATTTTACTGTAAAGTTTCCGGAACAACAATCTCTCGCATTGCTTTGTGGTGCATTTTGTAGATATTATCTATACCGTATCCCATCTGAACGGCTATCTGCTCCCAGGTCTTGAAACACAGATACCGCAGTTCAAGTAAGGTCTGATATTCGAGATTTGAAACACCGCGAATCACTCCGGCAATCTCCTTTTTGAGGTCAACCAGGTTGTCAATGTCAGCGTTTATCTCACTCTCCATATCTACAATTTTGATTATGACGTCCTCCATACGGTGGATATTGCGGGTGGAGTTGCCGGGCATATCGTTGAAAACCGTGGTAGCTTTCTGCGCAAGCAGGTTCAGCGAAGCTATCTGCTCCATCTTGCTGTTGATACGCTGATCTATTCTGTATGCCTGTCCGAGATATTCCTTTGCCGTCATGCCGAAACCTCCTCTTTGAGCTTTTTCAGAAGCAATTCTCCGTTCAAATCCGAAAGTATCGAAAACCAGTTTGAACGGAAGAATTTCTCTATGCTCCGCTTATCATGCTGCGCCGATTTATCGTCCGGTGTATATCTAAGACGCTCCACAGCATCTCGGTAATCCTTGACTGCCTGTACGATTATGGCATTTGCCAGTTCCTTGTATGGGTTCATTTATGTACCTCCGCTTTCACTGCGGTGATAAGCGCCGCCTGCGTTGTGTCCTTTGTTTTCAGAGCTTTCATTATCTGCTCGTCAATAGTGCCTTTTGTGATTATGTGCTGAATGACCACTGTATCTGCGGTCTGACCCTGCCGCCACAAGCGTGCATTTGTCTGCTGATACAGTTCAAGACTCCATGTAAGTCCGAACCAAACCAGAGTCGAACCGCCGTTCTGCAGGTTCAATCCGTGTCCCGCAGAAGCGGGGTGGACAAGAGCCACGGGGATTTTTCCGCTGTTCCAGTCGGAAATGTCCTCGCTTGACTTAATCTCTCGGATTTCAAACCGTTTCTTGATACGCTCCAAATCGTGCTTGAACCAGTAAGCAACAAGCAGTGGCTTGCCGTTCATGCTTTCGATTATATCCTCCAATGCTTCCAACTTGCGGTTGTGTATCTCGATAATGCTTTCGTCATCGGAATAAACCGCACCGTTTGCCATCTGCGACAGCTTATTTGAAAGAGAAGCGGCATTAGCCGCAGTAATCTCATTATCCTCTGTGGCGAGAATGAGGTCTTTCTTCAAACGGTCGTATTTCTCCTTTTCATTTTCGGAAAGCTGAACCATGTATTCCGCGCTTATGAGTTCGGGCATTTTAAGGTGGTCGGTGGCTTTCATGGAAATGGTGATATCCGAGATTTTGTCGTAAATCCGCTGTTCCGCATCGGGTAATGGCTTGTAGCTGTAAATCACCATGCCGTTTCTTTTGTCGGGCTGAAAATATGCGTTTCGGTACTGTCCGATGAACCGCCCGAGCCGTTCTCCCATATCCAGCAGTTTGAACTCTGCGAATAAGTCCATCAGACCGTTGCCGGCGGGAGTACCCGTAAGACCTACTATTCGTTTCAGCTTTGGACGGACTTTCATAAAAGCCCTGACCCGCTTCGATTGATGGTTTTTGAACGAAGAGAGCTCGTCAATAACCGCCATATCGAAATCGAAAGGCAGTCCGCTTTCCTCTACAAGCCACTGTATATTCTCTCGGTTGATGATGTAGATATCCGCAGGAGTGGAGAGCGCCGAAATCCGCTCCTGCGCCGTTCCGACAACTACGCTGTACCGCAGATTCTTCAAATGCTCCCACTTTTCAATTTCAGTGCCCCAAGTATCACGAGCCACACGAAGTGGTGCTACCACCAAGACTTTATGTATTTCAAAGCTGTCAAAAAGCAGGCCGTTTATCGCCGTCAGCGTAATGCTCGTTTTGCCTAAGCCCATATCCAGCAAAAGCGCTGAAATGGGGTGGGTGATTATGAACTCGGCGGCATACCGCTGATAATCATGGGGATTGTATTTCATCAAGTATCGCTCCTATCTGTTCTGCGCTGTCAATGACATACACACGGAAGCCAAGTCCCATCAATGTTTTGTGCCTTGCTAACTGCAGGGGACGTGGCTTTTTGCCGGGCGCTTTCAGTTCTGCAAAGGCGATTTTGCCGCTCGGAAGAAGTATCAATCTGTCCGGCATTCCATCAAAATTTGGTGACACGAATTTCAGACACATACCACCGCTTTTTCTGACCGCTTGCACCAGCTTCTGTTCTATCTGTTTCTCACGCATTTTTTGCTCCTTGTTCTTCAATGGTGTAGGTCGGTGAACCTCATTTCATAAAACTCTCTATAAGGTATTTTTTGTCATTAAGACTGCCCTAAAGGGGATTTTATACAAAGACCTTCACCGACCTGCACCTTTAAGGTTTTCAATCTGCTATAAAGTCAGATTTCAAGCGGATTCCGTAGACCATAACACCTGTTTTGGATTTTCGTTTTTCAAATCCTGCGGTATCAAGTCCGGTATAGAAATCCGTGGTGCTTCTTGTATATTCTCCTGTCCTTGCACAGTATGCACGGTACTCCTGGTAAAGCTCACCAGACTTCTGCGTATATGATGGGTCAACCTCGCAGCAGTCCTCAATGAACATTGAGAGCCAGTCGTTATTTTCACGGTAATGCTCGATAGCGTCACGAACGCATTGCGGAACAGTCAGCTTGAAATTGCATTCAATAACCTTTTTCGCTCCCTCGATTATCCATGTCAGCGCCGCACCGCCTGCTTTTTCAGCAAGGTAGTCCGCATAATTTTTGATGTCAGAATTTCCCTCGATTTTGGCATTGAACGGTATAACTATAAGCCTGCGCCATGTACCCTCGTCATTTGCTCCGACCCTCGGAAGATGATTTGTGTACAGCACAAGCGTGTGCGTGGGAGTATATCTGAACGGATCGCGGTACTTCTTTTCTGCGGAAACCTCATCGGTGGAACACAACTGCTTTACCACCGAGGTGTTAAGTCGCATACCCTCCTCAAGTTCTGCTGCTATGACCAGCCGTTTTCCCTTTAGTTCAGCCATCTCTGGCTTGACATTTCGCTTACAGCCAACCGTGAGGGCGTCGGCGGATATACTGCCGCTGTACGAACCGAGAACCCGTGCAATCGTGTTCCAGAACGTACTCTTACCGTTGCGACCCTCACCGTAGGAAATAATCAGCGCTTCCATGTAGACCTTGCCTATTGCCGCTAAACCAACTATCTGCTGAACATACTCGATGAGTTCGTCATTGCCGCAGAAAAAGCTGTTCACGGCTTCAAGCCAGATATCCATACCATCATCACCGGGAGATACAGCAGTCACCTTTGTTATGAGATCGTCTGCGGAGTGCTCCGAGCTTGTCCCGGTGCGCAAATCGTATGTAACTGCGGGGGTATTCAGAAGAAATTCCTGCGAATCAAAATCCTTAATATCACGCAGTAACATAGGCTTTGCCGCCTGCAATGCAGAAGTGATATACTTCATATCCCTGCGTTTCATGACGAAAGACTTATACACAAGCGCCGCCATGTACTCTGCAAAAGCTTTCTCGCTTTTCTCGTCTATCGCCTTTTCGAGAGCCTTGCCGCCGGACATGACAGTTTCCCCGTCTATTCCGGATTTCATAAGAGCCTGCTGCGCCTTTTCCAGAGCGGTTTTAGCTTCGGTGAGCTGTTTGTCAAGAAAATCCTCGCAAGCGCCAACAGCAAGCTGTTTTGACTCTGCCCAGCGGATCCCATCATAACGCATATAATCCGTTGCGTCCGTGAATACAAGTTCGCCGCTGTACTCACGAGCGAGAACCTTAGCCTGTCCAATGTCGGAATAATCTTCGGGCTTGAGATCAAAACCGGAATCATACTGCTCGGGTGGAATATAGCCGTCCTGTTTTGCCACCTTTTTGCCGAACTTAACGGCACTGTTCCAGATGGTCTGAAGCTCCGAATCGTCAAGCGGAGGATCGCACTTTTCAGCCTGTTTCAAGAACTGTTTGTATGCTTCGTCTGTATTCCCGCGCCGCTTTATAATGCGCCCTGCGTAATGCGACATAGTGCAGTTGCGGCTGCCCTCGGGTACACTCGCACTGTCACTATCCCACTTCTCAAAATCCGCATTGTCGAGAAAGTCTACGATGGACATATCTCCGTTGTATATTTCAACCTGCGGGTTCGTAACTCCGAAAAGCAGTCTTGCGCTGTCGAGAGCGTTCTTGTCGAAATATGGGAATTCCGCCGCAATCCGCTTTTTCAGGGCGGTGTATTCCGAGCTGTCCGTTATCGGAGAAATGGGGAAATAGACGTGAAACCGCGGGCGGGCTGTTTTGCCACTCTTTGGTAGCATATGATTACGGCTGTACACGACCACGAACTCCACTCCCGGGAAAGCCATAGCCACCTCAAGCGGCGTTACCCAGTCGTTCGCGTCATCCGAGTGGTCGTTGTCGCAGTCCATTGGGATATTATCGGAAGAAAGAAAATCCGTATTGCTGCGATGATTGTTTGTATATTCAGCTGCAACGTGGTCAAATGCCACAGCAGCTTTCATAGAATTTTCGTCTGTTATGACGCACTTGTGGGGGTATATGCTGTTAGGCAGACTGCCTACGCAGTCTGCCGTGTATAACGTGAATTTCATTATTATCCTCCATTCTTTAAATTCTAACAGCTGATAGAGCCGCCAATAATATATGGAAAATTATTATACAAATGGTCCACTATATTTCAGTCCTTTTTATAAAACATACATTCGTACCCATCGGCACAGAGCGGAAGCCCCTTTGCCCACGGTGGAGTTCTACCCATCATCTCGCAGATTTCAGATACATTTGTATCTATCGGGCATTCGATGATAAGTTCATCGTGCACGTGACCGCACATCCGATAATTCCGCAGCGTCCGCATAGCAGAGCAGAGAATATCCCGGCTGACCGCCTGAACGATGTTCTCCACGAACTTAGGCCCGTAGCTTTCAATGCGCTCCCACTTCTTCGTTGCACCAACGCCCTCGTAAGTGACGGATTCGCCGCCGAACTTATTCTCGCCGATACGGGGCTTGACGTAGGAAAGCCGTCTGCCGCTCGGCAGCGTGATAAACAGCATTCCGCTCTGATATTCAAACTGAATGCCATGTGTGTCTGTGCGAAGCCTTTGTCGTATTGTATCCTTCACGCAGCGGTCGACTTCCCACCAGAATCGAACAATATTCGGGTTGGAACTGCGCCACATATCCACAAGCGGCTGTAATTCATCTTCTGACAAACCCATCTCCAATGCACCCATAGCTTTCAGAGCGCCGACCGAACCGCCATAACCGAGCGCCAACTCTGCGATTTTACCTTTCTGCCGCAGATGTCCATTGACACCATGCTTTTCAACGGGGACACGGAACATCTGACTTGCAGACGCACAATAGATATCTCCACCGGACTTGAATACGTCAAGCCTCCATTTCTCGCTAGCAAACCACGACAGCACTCTTGCCTCTATTGCTGAAAAATCTGAAACCACGAATTTCATTCCCGCTTTCGGCACAAATGCCGTGCGGATAAGCTGCGAAAGCGTGTCCGGAATATCATCGTACAGCAGTTCTATGGCTTCATAGTTGCCGCTTTTCACAAGCTCACGAGCCTGTTTAAGGTCGGGGATATGGTTCTGCGGGAGGTTCTGTAACTGTATCAGCCGACCCGCCCATCTGCCGGAACGGTTTGCACCGTAAAACTGAAACATTCCGTGTGCGCGTCCATCGGAGCAAACAGCGTTCCTCATAGCCTGGTACTTCTTCACCGAGGATTTTGCAAGCTGCTGGCGGAGTTCCAGAACCTCTGCAAGCTGCGGCGGTGCGGTTTTCAGCAATTCGGAAACAGCTTTCTTACCGAGAGTGTCTGTTTCAAGTCCGTTCTCCGAAAGCCACTGTTTCATCTGCTGTACAGAGTTCGGGTTTTCGAGCGAAGTAAGTTCCTGCATTTTCGTGGAAAGCAGCGCCTTTGACCGCTCGTCAAACCGTATTGCATTCTCAACAACAGCCATATCCAGAGCAATCCCACGGTCGTTTATCTGCTGGTCGAGAGCGTATTCCTCCCAAACAAAATCCAGCACGGAGAATTTGCGTAGCTTGTCCTGTATCGACATTTCGACCTCGACATCACGCTTGTTGTACGCTTTGAAAAGCGACCATTTCTCCGGAGCGTGTTCGGGAAGATTTCTTGTTCTGCCGCCATTTGTCTTGGTAGCTGCGCAGGGGACGCAGAAATACTTGATGAGGTCTTTGCCCTCTTTCAGCTTCTGTTCCGATAAGCCAAGAACTGCGCCCGCACCGGCAAGCGACAACGGAAGTCCCATATATGCCGACCACACCATCGAACACCTCCACGAAGTCGGGTCGAGATACTCTCCGGACGGCAAACCGAGATACATTGACAGACACACACGTTCGAAAGCAGCATTAAAAGCCCATTTAATAATGCTGTTGTCAGTCAGCGCAGCGAGGATTTCATTAGAAATCTTCTCGCCATGTGCAAGGTCGTACACCACAACATCGCCGCCGTTCACGGAAACTCCGAACAGCAGTATTTCAAATGCGGGTGATTCAACATACCTGTACACACCGCATTTTGCAAGGTCAACATCGCTGAATGTTTCAATGTCAATTGACAGTGTTTTGATTTTATCCATAGTTCACCTCAAAAAGGGCGGTAAAGTTTTTCTACCGCCCTATTAGTTCTCAGATGCACAGCAATCTGAATGTTTCCTTGCCCTTTGGAGTTATCATCGTCTGAGTATCTGTATATCCGGTCTTGTCGTTGACGAACTCCTTCATTTCAAACAAGCCGCTGTCAACGTATGTAGCGTAAGGTCTGAGTTTGCCTTTCTTCGAACGGTAGAGATAACCCTTGTCAAGCAGAAAACGCACAAAATCATTCTGCCTTACACCGAGTTCCTTTGCAGTGTCGCGAATACCTGTGAGCAGATTTCTGTCAACGAGCATATCGAAATAATCTGCTTTTGGCTGCATGATCTGATTGGAAACGGTAAGCTGTGCATTTTTCGCCTTTTCTGTTTTCAGTCTGGTAGCCAGTTCAATGAGAAAATCCGGAGAAGCAAGCGCCTGTTCCAGAACATCTTCCGTCATGTATGCGCCGTTCTTGCGAATAGATGGCAGGACCTCATCAAACACCCATTTCTCAAAGCGTTCTGCGCCAGGCAGCTTGCTATGAGCGATAAGGCGGTAAACGTTGCCTTCCGAAATGAAACCAAGTGACTGAATGCCGCCGTTCGTAGGGGTGTCGCATTTCACGACACCCTTGCAGTGCCTTGAAAGAGCGTCACGCGTGTTAGAGTATCCGAGCGCCTTTGCAATATCAGCGCCGCAAAACAGCACCTCGCCGTTCTCCTGAATAGTGCGAATTTCTCCGAATTCTTCGTTGTTAAAAGTTGAAATTTCCATATAAACCTCCGAAATTGACCTACCCGCCCACCCGGCAGTATCAGACTGCCAAAATTACTTGTGATTAGCCTTGCGGCGCTGCTTGATTGCCGCTGCCAGCGAACCGATAACGGTGATGAGATTGCCGATGACCGTACCTACCGAAATGCCAAAACAAGCGGCAAGCATTATGCTTTCAAACTCCGTCATATTACACCTCAAGAAAGAAAATCATCATCGTCGTCGGTTGCGAAATCGTCCTCAGCGCGGGTTCTTCCACCGAGCGGTTCGCCATCGCGAATCTTCTGCAAGTTGTTCAGACCGCAGGCGATACCCTTGTTGCCGTTGGAGTTAAAAGCATAAAAAGAAATAGACGCTCTGCCGTAAACACCGCTGTAAACCTCGCTACGCTCCAGAATAGGATTGCAGTTTGCGTCCACGATACCGGGAGCGGTTGCGGAGTTTGCGTTGATGAAGTAGCTGTTAGCGTACGCTTCATCATCGGGGCGTTCTGTATCGCCGTCACGGAGCGGATTCTTGATTGCGGAAAGCGCAGGAACGGAGCGCCCGTTGCCCTTGAGCTTGGACTCGCCCTCCTTATAAGCTGCTTCGATAGCCACCTTGATTTTCTCGACCGTCCTGGTATCGGACTTCGGAATGATAAGGCTCACACTGAACTTCGGTGCGCCGCCGTTGATGGACTTTGCTTCCCAGATGTTTGCGTAGCTCCATCTTGCATCGGGTCCTGTGATTACCTTTGTGGGATTGATAAACTTTGGCATATTATTTTTCCTCCTTGAAATCTTCGTTTGCTGTATGAATTGCCGGACGCTTGTCCGAAATTGATACTAAAGTTGGCTTGCCCTGCGGCTTTTCGATAAGCCCGCCGAGCAATTCGTTGAACTTTTTCTTACCGAGCAGACTGGTCATTGCTGTGATACCGAGAACGCTGTGTTCATATGGGTCATATCCTGCGGATTTGACGGCCTCAACAACTTCATTTTCATCTGTGTATTTGCGGTTGGAACGCCCCTCGACCACCTTGAAACCATCGTATGAAACACCGCTAAGCGCCTGCCGCAGAGCGTATTCTTTTACATCGGTCACCCAAGATACAAGCTCGTCCGCTTTTGCGAGAATAGCGGCGATTTCGATATTATCAAGGGTTGCAGGCGGTTCAAAATCGTAACGAGCGAGAGCAAGATTATATTCTGCTAGTTTTCGACAGGTCGCTCTGACCTTGCAGAAGCGACAATGTTTCCCTGCTTTAAAATCTCCATCGCCATTTGCGGCAAGCTGCGCTGTCGGGGTGAGGATCTCATTAGCCCAACGGAGCAGTTCTTCTTTGGAGATGGCATACTCGCTGATATTGTCACGCCTTGGCTGGAATATAATCATGTTCACTGCGGATATGTCGTATATTCCGTCAAATAATTCGAGAGCGCCGAAAGCGTAAAGCATCATCTGCGGATTATTCTCTGCGAGGACTTCCACACCTTTGCCGTACTTGAAATCTATAACGGAAAGTGTACCGTCAGCTACGATTACGCAGTCACCTGTGCCGAATCCCTCCGGAACCCACCGAGAGAAATCCAGTTTCTGTTCGATAAGGACTATGGGGTCATTGCAGGCTACTTTTGCTTTCTTGACCTGCTCATAAGCGTATGTAGCGTACTCGACAGCGCAGCGCTCCATCTCCTCGTTGTAGTAGGTGAGGTTTTCTGTTGGGTCGGTGGTTTCTCTGCCGAGCAAGGCTTTCAGCCTGTGTTCGCAGAGAGTGTGAGCGTCCGTGCCCTCCTGCGCATACTCGCTTGATGTATCCGGCAGTTCGGCACAGAGTTTAGCAGACGGCGGACATTCGAGCCAGCGGTGGCTTGATGACGCCGAGAGAATTGCGTGGTTAGTCGGCATTGCCAAGCACCTCCACCTCTGCGAGGACTGCTGCATACTCCTCCGGCTTGATTGCGGAAAGCTTGTCCGCACCGTGCTTTGTGATGATTGACTTTACCTCTGCTGTGAACCCGGCGCGGGATTTTTCGGCGCAGACGGCTCTTACTTCTTCAAGGGTAAGTTGCTTCTGTGTCTCTGCTGAATCGGTATTATGCTCCTGTACCTTGTCGGCAGAGAAGAGCTCGTACAGCCAATTTGCGGTATCATTCAACAATGATGCAGCATCTCGCAGCTCTCTGATTGCCTGTTCCACTTTGCGTATTTTGCTCATGATTTGTCGCTCCTTCCATAGATTTTTTCTGCTGTTCAAGCTGAATCAAATTTCTTGCCAGGCGCTTTGAAACAACACTGATTGCCGTAAGCACGCCGATAAGTTCCTCGTCAGCTGCAGATTCGTTGATTTTAGGCTTGTTCATTGGGAAATCTCCTTTCCGAGGTGAATTGTTTTTGTTGTCCTCAATATCCACTGGAGGGATTATGCCAAAGTGGTCCACTGTCAGAAAAAATTTTTCTCCGGCTGCAAAACTGCAACCAGAGTGATAATTAAAAATGTCAGAAATAGTAATCCTTGAGCTTGTCTCGCAATTCATCGCGAATCTTTGCCCAGTGCCGTTTAAAAGTAGAACGCGCTATGCCCATAATGTCAGCGGACTCACGCTCGGAGTGATACATCATCAATTCACAGATGCGTTTTCCCTCCGGGTCAAGACAGTCGAGCTCTCCGTATAATGCCTCAAGTAGTTCTTTTTCAATGATGATTGACTCAATGGTCTGCGAATCGTCAGCTATAGTGTCGCCAAGGGTGAGTTCATCGTTTTCACCACCGATAACGGTGTCGAGAGATACTTTTTTGCCAGCTGTGTAGAACGGGCAACCTGGGCATACACCATCGCATTTCCACAGCTGAGCTTTGGTGCAACTACACTCGCCGTTCTTCCGGACATGATAGCGGGTGTTCCATATTGGACGATAATACTCACGATACAGTTCCTCGCTTACCTCTACAAGTTCTCCGTTGACAGGGATAAAATACTTTTTGGCTTCTTTTGACATAAAGATTTCCTCCGTTGATTGTCTCGAAACGGAGGAAAACATAACAGATACCAGCAAAAGGGTATAGTGGTGCACTGCTTGAAAATTTATCTCCATTTCAAGTATGCAACCAGCACATTCCAGTGGCTAGCGTCACAAATATATTTGATTGTAATCGTAGTCACTGGAATGTCGTCGGTACCGAACATGACTACAATTGGGTACACAGCAGTCGAAAACGATAAAAATTATATTTGCGTTTGCAGAGATAATGTTGAAATCCTCGACAAAATGTGATATAATAAAAGGTAATATAAGGATAGCAATGTTGCTTTACATCTTGCGAGTCGTTTTCGTCTCCTTTGTACAATTTAATTATAGTTCAATGCGGAAAGAAAATCGGCCACATAAAGTAACCGTTAAGTTATAGTGAAGTTTCCATTTGGAGGTGTCACCAGTTGAAAGAACTAGTTTTTGCAACAGTCTTAACAGAATTGAAAACATCATGGGAAGATGCGATTGCTGTTCCAGATTTGATAAATCTACTTTATGATGCTATTGCTGAGCCGGTAGGATTGACAAATAAGAATGGCGATCCAATCACGGTTACTAAAGGTACTGCAAGTAAAATCATGAATCGACAGCCTGGAGGCAATCCACATCGTTCTATTCGCAGCAAGTCTGCAGATAACAGAGTCCATATATCAATTGAGGAGTATTTCAAAAAGAATATAGTAAAACGATTGCTCAAAGGCAGTGAAGATGATCTGATTGAGAGATTTAAGGCGGTTATTAATGACGATGACGGGATAGCACCGGCTAAGAAGCAAGAGCTTCTGACAAGCGCACAAAAAAATACGCTCGCCATGTTTTTGGCAAGCGTATATCTCTATTCTTTATCAAGAGATAACGTGTTAGATGGTAGCAGAAGCGCTAAGCCTGTTACTGCTACAACAGAGCTTGAAGTTATTCCACTGCCTACTGGTATTACTGGCGTAGAAGGAAGCTACACCGATGCGCTCCTTGCTGCATATGGACAGGTAGAGGGGATTAAGCATTTTACTATTGATATGCTAGATGCTTATCCTGCTCACAAAGAAAATTTTAGTAATCAGAGAAAATATTATTTTGCAGCAGAAGCTGTTCGTAGAGGAATTCGTGATTTGTACGGTACGAAGGAAAAGGATCAATTCGAAGTTTTGAAGGACGAAATGTACGAGGGTGTTACGGAAGTCTGGGAGGACGAGGCGAAAAATGGGCTTGCGCGAATGAGAAAAGTTATGGCGCAGGCAACAAAAACATCCTTGGATAAATGCCGTATTTGCAGAGAAACGGAGTGGATTGGCAACAGTCAACGAAAAGGTGTGTGCCATTTTCTTGTTGGGGAAAATCGTTTGAAAGGTTGGGTGCGAGAAGATGATGAACAAGCTATTTAATAGTGTATTTGAAAATTCACTCCGTATCCTGTTGTTATTGGCAGAGTTTGATTGTGGCCAAAGCCTGGACAAGATTTATGCTACGGATTTCATGGTTACATACGGGGCTACATTTGGTGTAAGTGAATCTGATTTAAACGGCGATAACCAGTACAAGTTCAGTGAATTTGCATCTCGTCGTGAAATTGTAAGGCTGGCATTAAAAGAGTTGGTTTTAGAAGGAATGGTATTGCCGGAAAATTCAGCTACTGGAATTCTCTATTCCATTACTAATGCTGGTCGTGATTATAGTGCTACTTTGACAAGCGAGTATGCCGAAGAATATCGTAGCACAGCAAGAAAGATTGTGGAGATTGTTTCGAATGCTGCAGAACGAACTATAATACATAAGATTAATAAAATGTCAGCTGAATCGCTGAGGAAAGGAGCCAGGGTATGAGCAGGTTTTATATTAAAAGCATAGGAGCCTCTGGTCCCAAAGTTGAATATTCACAGGTGACTTTTGATGAAGGAGTAAACATTTTACATGGACCATCAAATTCTGGTAAGTCCTATGTTATTAACTGCATCAATTTTATGTTCGGCGCTTCAGAAGTGCCTTTCACCAGAGAAAGCACTGGTTATAATACTATCCACATGACACTGGAGTCTCTGGATGCTAGAACTGTTCAGATGACTAGAAGGATAATTGATGATAAAAACGGCAAAAAGAGCGACATGGGGGATAACTTAGTTACAGTTGTAAGTAATTTTGATGAGGTCGGATCCTATGATTACAGCATATTGAAATTAGAGTACAGTGATATGCTGCTGAAATTGATGGGAATTGATGAGAGACATCAAATCATTTCTACGCAGGCGTTTGTTCAGCAAAACCTCACTAATAGAAGCTTTCTTCACTCGTATTTTATTGATGAAGATAACATCTACGAGAAAATTCCAGCATTTGATATTCCTAGACACTCCAAAATCACAGCATGCTTAACAGCACTGCATTTCCTTTTTACAGGAGAAGATTTGCATGAAATAGTGCCTGCTGAAAGTAAGAAAGACCGTGAATTGAAGGAAGCTAAGAAAAATGCTGTCATCATTTACATTAATGAAAAAATCCAGGATTTATCCAAGAAACGTGGGATTTTGGAAGAAGAACTTGCAAAAGTTGAAGACACCGATGTTGAATCTAAAATAGAAGCTACATTGGAAGAAATTGAATCTATTGAGCACCAAATTTATGAAGCTACTGAGCAAAGCCATAAATTGATGGAAGAGATTTTTACCGTCAACTCTAAATTGGAAGAAGCAACGTATCTTAATGAGCGTTACAAGGCACTTCGCACTCAGTATAATTCTGATGTGAAGAGACTTCGCTTTATAATTGACGGTGAAACAAAAGACTCTCAGCGCAAAAAGGTCGTGAAATGTCCGTTTTGTGATAGCTCAATGCAGAACAAGCCTGAGCAGCGCATTGCATATGCACAGGCTTCTCAGGTTGAACTGAATCGTATAACGATGCAGTTGGGTGACCTAAAAGAAGCGGAAAAGGATATTCAACAAGAAATTTGTGCGCTGGAGGCGCAGTTGCAGGAACTGAATAGGCAGAATAATGAAATCACTCAGATGATCAGTCGAGTATTGAAACCAAAATCCGCTCAGTTGCGTGTTATGATGGAATCATATAAACGCATTGTGCAGATTAAGCGAGAAATGTCTGCTGTGGATGCAATGTCTGTTGTCCTTAATGCAGACGCTTTTAATCGTGAGATGGAGAAAGAAGGTGAAAAAGTTGTATTTCATCCGATGGAGCATATTGATATGAACTGGTGGAAAAAATGGAGCGACACATTCGAAATGATTGTGAAAGAGTGCAATTACCCGAACTGTGTATCAGCAAGAATTTCCCCCGATACATACGATGCAATTGTAAATGGAAAACACAAATCAGACGAAGGTAAGGGTTATCGTGCATTTCTGAACAGTATTATTCTGTTTTCACTTATGAAAGCTCTGGAAGATGGAGGCATTTACCGTCCTGCGATGCTTATTTTGGACTCCCCAATTTTGACGCTTAAAGAAAAAGTACGGAAAAACGAACTGGCAGATCCCGGAATGCGCGCCTCGTTGTTTAAATACATGGTTGAAAATTGTGGCGATAACCAGATTATAATTGCTGAAAATGAAATACCTAACACAGTAGATTATAATACAGCTCATTTGATTGAATTTACGCAGGATGAAACTCAGGGCATCTATGGATTCCTTAAGAGTGTCCGCAACAGTGTAGATAGTTGATAATAGGAGAAAAACACATGGCTAAAACAATTTCTTATAAAAAATTATGGAAATTGCTCATTGATAAAAATATGAGCAAAAGTGAATTGAAAACCGTAAGCGGTGTTAGTACTGCTTCAATTGCAAAACTCGGCAAAAGCGAGAATATAACCACTGGGGTATTGGTTAAAATATGCGAAGGCTTACAATGTGATTTCGCAGACATTATGGAACTAGTAGATGAATAAATAGGATCTTGATTTTGTGACAAAGAAAGTATCGGTAAATACAAGTGAGCAATCCAAAAATTGTCGTAATTATGGCGTATGTTATGATGCCTGTATATGACGGCGTTTACTATACTGTTACGGAAATTAACTCTTCTGCACAACTTTTACGTTTAAATACAAACTAGAAAAAGAAATGTTGCTTGAGGGCAGTAGATTTACAATGAATTGTCAATTCCTTTAAGATTTCAAACAAGGTTTTAAGGAAAATAGAAATTCTCACCGTAAAATTGGGTAAAACACCAAAGTATATACGCTAAAATATAATTGAACTATTTAACGATATATAAACCTTTTAACAAAAGGTCAGAGCCGTGTGCATTTGGTATCAAAATAGGTCTTTACTTTCATAACTGGACACCAATTTTGATACAATGCGTATCTTGATTGGTGTCCAGTTTCTTTTTTCAAAGTCCTTGATTTGCAAGGCTTTTCGATACTTTTTAACGATATAAGGCTTCGTGGCGTTCCGGAAACGGTCGCTGCGGAGCCTTTTGCGTTTTCTCCCATAACACTTTTTAACAAAAGGTCGAGGGGTGTGCAGATTTTAGTCGGGGGTGTGCATTTTCGGCAAAAAGGGTGTGCACATTTTAATTATTCCTCAAGAGCGCAAAAGAAAGGCCGCAAAACCTGTTCGCCCAAAATACGAACGACCTTGCGCCCTTGTATCTTATTCTCCGACCTTGACCTCTGTGCCGTTCTCGAAAACGAAGGTAATCGCACCGTTCCTGTGGACGATTGCCTTCTCGACCATCACCGTCCAGATGGTGTCGCTCCACTCACGCAGCACCACCGGCTGTTTTTTGAGGGTGCGGATGTAAAGTGCCATTGCCTTGTCTTGCTGACTTTGCGTAGTACGCAGGTTCTGTAACCGCTCCAATTCCGCAGCGGCTTTTTCGTAACGCTCGGTGAGGGCTTCATACTTTCTCAGATAAGCCTCCTGAGACTGCGCCGTGGAAGCGTTTTCCTTGACTGCCGCCTTGACCAGTTCTGCTACGACCTGCGTTTCCTCAAGCTGCCGTTCAATTTCTGCGTCCAATTCCGCAAAGTCTGTCAGCGCACGGCGCATGGTTTCGCAGTCCTTGATGATCTGCTCCCGGTTCTCCATCATCCGGTTGTAGGCTTGAGCGAAAAGCCGCTGCACGGTTTCCATGTTTACCGTGGGAGTATGGCAGCGTTCTTCAGCCTTGAACTTGCTGTTGCATTGCCAGATGGTGCGGCGGTAGCGGTCGGTGGAATGCCAGACCTTTGAGCCGAAGAAGCCGCCGCAGTCCTCACAGACCAGCTTGGCTGAAAGAACGCTCTTTCCGCTGTAGGCTCTGCCCAATGCTTTCCTCCTGGCAAACTCCGTCTGCACATGATCCCATTCATCCGGGTCAACAATGGCAGGGTGGCTGCCTTCCACATAGTATTGCGGCACCTCACCCTCGTTGGGCTTCATCCTCTTTTCCAGAAAATCAACCGTGAAGGACTTCTGGAGTAGCGCATCCCCCTTGTACTTTTCATTTTGCAGAATGCTGGTGACCGTGGTCTTGCTCCATTTATCTTTGCCGCCCGGTGACGGAATCCCCAAGTCCTCCAAACATCTGCAAATGGCGGCTTGGCTCTTGCCGTCAAGGAAAAGACGGTAAATCAGCTGAACAACTTTCGCTTCGCTTTCCACAATGGTAGGTCTGCCGTCCTCACCCTTTTCGTAGCCAAGGAAACGTTTATAGGCAAGATGCACCTTTCCGTCAGCGAAGCTCTTACGCTGTCCCCAGGTGATGTTTTCCGAAATGCTGCGGCTTTCTTCTTGGGCAAGGCTCGACATGATGGTGATGAGCAGCTCACCCTTGCCGTCAAATGTGAAAATACCTTCCTTTTCGAAGTAACATTCCACGCCGTTTTCCTTCAGCTTGCGGATGGTGACCAGACTGTCCACGGTGTTCCTGGCAAATCGGCTGACCGACTTTGTGACAATGAGGTCGATTTTTCCGGCAAGAGCGTCCGAAATCATGCTGTTAAAGCCGTCTCGCTTTTTGGTGTTACAGCCGGAAATGCCCTCATCCGTATATACTTTTACGAAGTCCCATTCCGGCTTGGACTGTATGAATTTGGTGTAGTAATCCACCTGGGCTTCGTAGCTGGTGAACTGCTCGTCGCTGTCGGTGGAAACACGGGCATATCCTGCAACACGCCGCTTCTGCGCGGTCACCTTCGGCAGGTGTGTCAGCGGATTGATGGTTGCGGGTATCATGGTTACTTTAGGCATTGTGCTTGCTCCTCTCTAAGGTTTTTCGGCGTGCAGCTTCCTTCATCTCGTCCGTCCAACTTTCTGCTCTGGAACGGTCTTTCCATGTGCGTGTCACTTCCGAGCCGTCTTTGAAGCAGAAAACCAGAATGTTTCCGTTGCATATCCGAATACTCTGTACCCGACTGTGCAGCTGTTCCCGTGTAAAAGCCTTTACACCCAAGACTTCGGCTGTAACCTGTTGAAGCGTTGCTTCCGGTATCTGCTTGGAAGCGCAGACAGATTTGCCGAGTGTATTAAATGTTCCGCAGACCCAGACGATGCCCGTTTTGGTGGTCTTGCGGCGGTAGTTCTTTCCGCAGATGTCGCACACCAGAAGGCTTGTGAATGGGTATGTGGTTCTCGGCGCTGGCTTCTTATTGAACTGAGCCGCCCGCCGTGCCTTCTCGGTCTGAACCGCATGAAATGTCTCTATGCTGATGATGGCATCATGGGCATCCTCTGCGTGGTATTTCGGCAATTCACCGTGGTTGATGGCGATTTTCTTCGTGATATGGTTCTCACGGAAGGTTTTCTGCAAAAGCAGATTGCCCGTATAGGTGTAGTTACTCAGTATCTTGGAAACCACAGACTGGTTCCATTTCCCACCGAAGCGGGACGGAACACCTTCCTCAGTCAGCCGTTTGGCAACAGCCTGATAGCCGTCACCGGCAAGGTACTCGTTATAAATGCGGCGGACAAGCGCGGCTTCCTTTGGAACGATCTCGTACCGTCCGTCCTTTAGACGGTAACCCAGCATGGCTCCATTCCACGGCATTCCTTCCTCAAAGTTCCGCTTGATGCGCCACTTCTGGTTTTCGCTTGCGGAGCGGCTTTCTTCCTGCGCATAGGACGCCAGAATGGTCAGCATCAGTTCACCGTCGGCGCTCATGGTGTGGATATTCTGTTCTTCAAAGAAAATGTCCACCTCCCAGGATTTGAAATCACGGACGGTCTGCAGCAGCGTGACCGTATTTCGTGCAAAGCGGGAGATGGACTTAGTGATCACCATATCAATTTTTCCGGCATGGCAGTCGGCAATAAGCCTTTGAAAATCCGCTCTGGAATCCTTCGTGCCGGTCTTGGCTTCATCGGCATAGACGCCTGCATAAAGCCAGTCGCTATTTCTCTGGATAAGGTCGCTGTAATGGCTGACCTGTGCGGACAGCGAGTGAAGCATGGCATCCTTGCCACTGGAAACACGGGCGTAGGCTGCGACTCGCTTTTTACGCTCCAGCTTCGGCGGTTTTGATACGGTGGTTATTCTTCCTGACATTGTGTCACCTCCTTGTAGTGTGACATATTACCTCTGAACTCACCGTATATCAAGTCAATCCCGCGGTATAAACTACACGAAGATATCCCGTATTTTTCGGTCATAATTGTATCAATCGTGGCGTAATCCTTCGGGGTTAAAATCCCCATAGACAGCATTTGCTTTGCCTGGAGCATGGAGGCAAGATACTGCTCCAGCCGCTCTCTGTAGGTGTCATTCATCACAGCCACGCTCCCTTCCAAATCGATCTGCAATATAGCAGGCGTGAGAGCAGTACCTTCTATGATTATTTCCATAGGCAGTAAAATGACGTCCGCAGCAGGCACAGGTGTACGCATAAACAGCTTTTCGGTTGACGCACTCCGGGTGTGACTTCCACCATGCAGTGCGGCAGGCGTCTGAGCAGAACTTTTTCGGCTTCTGCTTAGGGATGATTTTTATCAACTTCCCACACTGCTTGCAGGCAACGGCATTCTTTGCACTGTCACCCAGCCCGCTGCGGCGGCAAAAGGAGCGCACCGTATTATCCGAAATTCCGAGTTGCTCGCCGATTTTCACATAACTGACGCCCTGTAAACGCAATGTTCGTATTTGTTCTCTCTGCCAATCTGTCATAGAGTTTTCCTCCAGTCCGAGGGTTTGCCTCAGTACCAACTGGAGGGAAAACGCCTGTCTGGTCCGCAAAAAAATAATGCCCTCCACGGAAATGAATCCGCAGAGGGCGTATGCAAAGATTATTTATTCGGGATCTTCAGCTTCATACCGCTGTAGATGACATTGCTTTTCAGTCCGTTCAGACTGACAATCTCCTTGTAGCGGCTGCCGTTGCCGAGATACTTCTTAGCGATTGCCCAGAGGGTGTCGCCATGCGCCACGGTATGGATGCGGTAGTCATCGGCGGGTTTCGTGCCTGCCAAGGCAAGCGCAGAGGTCTTGACCGGCGACATGATGGCGTATCTGCCGGACTCGTCCTTATTGATGACCGCACGGTCACCGCTGACCTCGACCACATACCAGCGGAGCTTCTTCACCCAGCCGGGAATGGATTTGCCGTTGTAGTAGGTACTGCCCGTAATGGTCACGAGGTCGCCGACCTTGATGGACCCGGTGGGCTTGCCCGGCTCAACCGGCTTTACCTCACTGCCGAGAGCCGCCGTGACCTTGGATGCCAGATCGCCCATACGGGCATACATCCAGTTACCGGGGCAGGATTTGTTCGCAAACCATCTGTGAACAGTCAGAACCATCTCGTCGGATTTCGGGGTGTAGTTCAGCGTCTTGGTCTTATCGCCGAGCCAGAGCAGCTTTGTCTTGCCGTTGCGCTTGCAGATGTCGGCGCAAAGCTCGATGAGTCTCTTGTACACCACATCTTTGAACGCATACGGCTCGGAATTGTCGCTGGCACACTCGATGGTGATAGCTCTCTGGTCGTTGGCTGCGGAGGAGGAGCACCAGGAGCGGTTTTTCTCTTCCACATACATCCCGACCCGACCGTCCACGCCGATGCCGTAGTTGCTGCTTGCCTGCCGTGAGGTCGGCAAAAAGATGTTGCCCAGCGTTTCCACACTGCACTGACCCACCACGCAGTGCGGTGTGATGCGGTCAATGCTGTGGGTGCGCTGCCCGGAGTGGTTCGGACTGAGTTTGGTGTAGGACACCAGGGGGCTGTTCGTGTAAGCCATGTTATTCATCCTCCTTTTCACTGCGTTCATGAAGCTGCTCCAGCACGGATTTCAGCTTCTGCGGAATGGGCAGTCCCAGGTATGCGGCGTTTTCCAACAGGGACACGCCCTCGTTCGATAGGTAGAAGAAAATGACGGCAGTACGCATCACCGAGCCGCTGCCGATGACGCGGGTGTCGAGAATATGCCCGATGCCGACCAGGGCGAAGATGAGCACCTTTTTGAAAATGCCCTTGAATCCTACTTCGCTGGACAGCTTCTTGTCCACCACGGCGCACATGATGCCGGTGATGTAGTCGATGACTACGAAAGCCAGAAGCGCATAAAGCAAGCCGTCACATCCTCCCAAGAACCATCCGAGCCAGCCGCCGATTCCGGCGAACACCACCTGAATGGTCGTCCAGAATTCTTTCATGTTGTTTGTCCTCCTTTGAAAGTTGAATTTGTGTATGAAAAAAGTGACGCCGGAGCGTCACACTTTTCCGATGGCATAGATTGATACCTTGTAGGTTGCCGATGGTACCGTATTTGGTCTTACGGCAAATATCTTTCCGGGGTTGGTCGTTGTAGACCAGCTACTCGAACTGCCTCGCTCCACAAACATGGCGTAATTGCTGTTCTCCGTGGAGATATGGACATGAGGAATTTCCGCGAAGGTAAATGGAAAATTAGGGAGCGCAATTGCGCCGCTCTCATAGAGCACGCCCCATGCCGTCGAAATGGCGGTCGTAAAGGAATACTGACCCCAACATTCCGCTGTACCGCTTTTCCATTTACGGTAATTCCAGATGCCGCTTGTCCCTTGCTGAATGACAAAATCCGCAAGGGGTGAGCCATCCACCCGCATATCCCCGGCAACATCCAGCATGGCTTGTGGCTCCGGCGTGTTGATGCCGACCTTCTTTTTCCGAAGCGCAATGAGGGGCGTACCCTGCGGAACAGTAAAATACAGATCCAGACTGCTCAAAGAATAGAGCTTGTCTTGGATCTGTAGATGAAGGTCGTAGGAACTGTTGTCATCCAGACTGCACAGTTCCAAATTGGAGTACCTGAAAGAGGTTCCGCTTTTTGTCGTGCCGGAATAGATGCTGGTGTAGCTGCCGTAACTGCTCTCACTGGTTTTCTTGTACCGATACCGCACATAAACCACGCTGTTTTTCTGCGTCCCGTCTACGGTAACAGCAGAAATAGAGCCGCTAAATTTGAGTTGCATTTCCGCTTCAATGTCGTTGGTTCGTCGGAGCGTCACCGAGGACACCTTCGGCTTTGCGTATGGGATGACCGTAATAGTTTGGGAAACGCTGGCGGTATAACCGCGGGAGTCCGTGACCGTGAGCGTGACCGTTACGCTGCCGGACTTGGCGATCTTTCCAACAGATAAGGCAGAGCCGGTAGTGTTAGAGGATGACAGCCCGTTGCAGGAGGCTGTGTAGTTGGAAATACTGGCACCGTTTTTTGCAGTTGCCGTTCCGGGCGTGACCTTGAGGGTCGAGTAGTTCTGAACGAATAGCTGGTCGTTGCCTGTGAGGTTTTTCGTGGTCGTGTAGCTGTCGGCATAAGTGAATCCGCTTATGGTTGGAGCAGAATTGGTTGCCGTGGTCAGTACAGTGGCGGTCTTGCTTGAGGTGCTGCCGATCTGCGTAGACCCGCTGTAAGACGAAACCGCAAAGGTACCTGTGAACGACTTGATGGATGCCATAGCGTTCAAAAGCATTGTTCTCTGCGCCGATGTCAGCGTGACCGTGCGGTTCGCCGTGCCCTTCGACCAGGAAAGCCCGGAAATAGTCAGGATGGTCGTGCTGCCGTTTTTGAGCACCAGCGTATTGGTGTAGGAGGCTTCGTACACGGTCACATTGATGGTAATGGAAACCGTGGCATTGTCCGCCGTCACCGTGTTGACACTATTCACCACAGCACCGCCCAGCGTCTTGACCGTGGAACTGCCGGAAGTGCCGTAGACGTGGTTGTATTGCCGCCTTGCTCTGACCCTCACCGTATAGCTCGTGTTCGGCGAAAGCGAGGACAATGTTACGCTGGCGCTGGTGGATGCCGTCGTTGAGAACTGCGTCCAGCTCGAACCGCCGTTTGTGCTGTACTGCCAGATGTCCGCCGTGGCAGAGGATGTAGCGGAGATTTTGAACCCGTTTGCCGTGACATTCGATGTACTGAATGTAACTGTGGGAGCAGAGCGGTCAATGGTAGTCAGCGTCATGCTGCCACCGTATTCCTGTGAACCGTAGATATAAACACGGGTCGAGAATCCGACCGCAATCGTTTTGCTGCCGTTACTGTTGTGAGCTACAGTAATCGTGCCACTGACCGAGCCTTTCTTTGCCGGGAAAACACGGTCATCCCAATAGGTACGGCCCTTTGAGTATACGGTCGTACCATTGATCGTTACAGTGGTCGTGTCAATGGTGTAGTAAGTGGATGCGCCACCGGTAGAGGTCAGCGTCCAGGAAAGTGTCGAGCTGTTACCGACCACATTCACGCTTTCTGAAATGTCCAGTTGAAGATAGCGCCCATCGTATGCCGCGCTTTTCCAAGTTGCCATAGCTTTCCCTCCTTAATCCAGAATGACGATGTTCAGCCCTTCGGACGCTGTCGGCATCGGGACAAACTTCGTTTTGCCCACGGTCAGCTCGCCGTCCACCGTGGTTTTCTTAGTCTGCGTTTCGTCCTTGTTCAGGGTAAAGATCACCTCATCGTTGTAATAACCGGCGAACTCCGTGTTCGTGATGACCGTCCGCTGAGACGATGCGCTGTTGGATACCTCGATGCCCCGCTTGTCGATCTTGACCTCCTGAGTGTAGATCTCGTTGGGAGCAGGCGTCCACTTTCGGGGAATCGCTCCTTCGGAGATCATGATGTCGGCGAGATAAATGGACGCATCCCGACAGTAGCAGTAAATACGCAGCGTAGGGTCGGTCACATCCGTGAGCGTTACGGAGTAATCCGTCCAGTCAAACGCCGTGGACTTATTGAACAGGTACTTGGTTTTGTTTCCGTTGTAGGTCACATAGAAATACCCGGACATGGTCGAGGTTTTCTTTGCCCGAACCGAGATCGTATAAGTGCCGGGAACCACCCCTCGGATGTACTGCGACAACGAGGAGTATGCGCCCAGCACAAAGCAGGAGTCGGAAATGGTGTTGTTTTGCGTATCTGTGGAGGCATCCGTTTTCACCGTACCGGAGTAGCTCCAATCGTCCGTGATGCCGTTCAGCCCGGAGGAATTCTGCACATAGTTGATGCCGCCGATGTACTGCTCCTGCATGGTGACGGACAGTCCATCCACCGTGTGTTCCAATTCCGAAACACGTCTTTCGGAGTTCAGCACCCGTTCCTCCAGGACGCCCTGGTCGTTGGACACCGTTTCCACGGTTTCGGTTAGGGTCGCCACATAGCTGTTCAGCCCGTCGATGGTCTGCTGAAACTGTGCGTCCTTCTCGGTCAGAATGGAAATGGTGGTGCGGATCGTTTCAATGTCGTTCTGCACCACCCATTCGTTCCCGTCCCATATTTTCGTTTCCGGCGGGGTCACAGAGGTGTCCACCCAGAGCTGCCCCTCATAGGGGTTCTCCGGCGGCGTGTCCGAGGTGACCACATCGCAGAGACTGATAATCGTGAACTGTGCCGATGCGATCATCTCACCACCTCCTCAAAGCGCCACAACGACCATAAAGGTTACCTTGGTATCCACATCGGCGCTGGACACCGACAGGGTCTTGCCGGTCTTGCTGCCGTTGGTTCCCCAAGAGGTATCGACTACACCATCCTTGTTGTACTTCGTCCAGGTGTAACTGCCGTTTCCGGCTGCGTCAACCTCGGAGCCTGCCTGATAGCAGACGGCGGTCAGCACAGTCGTGCCCTGGCCGTTCTTGAACACATCGCCGCCCGTGGAGGTGACGATGATCTGCAACGGGTCGGAGTTGTCGATGAAGGTCGCCACATCGAAAAACTTCGTGTTATAAGAAGCGGATGCGGAATCCGTGTCCTGGGCACAGCACTTGAACACAGCGTAGCTGTCCACCGCTGCGGCGTAGACCGTGAGGGTATTGGTGGCCGTTCCGGTGTATTTGTCGGCGGTATCCGAGAGCTTGCGCCAGCCGATACCGAAGTCCGCATCATAGCCGGTGGAAGAGGTAGCAGTGACAGATGCGTCCATGACCGCCCACTTGTAGCTGACCTTGGTGGTGTCCACCGTAGAGCCACGCCACAGCTCGGCCTTGGCGGTCAGACTGGCGACCTCCTCGTTCTTGAACACATTTCCGTTGGGTGTGGTGACCAGCAAATCAACGATGCCGGAGCCGTTGACCACACGGGAGAAGGAAATGGTCAGCGGATGGGTCAGCGACAGGCCGGTGCTTTCGTCCTTGTAGGTGATGACACAGCGGTAGTCGATGCCGGGCAGCTCCGCCATGACATTGGCCTTGACCGTGAGGATGTGGCTCTTGGCACCGCTCAGTCCGTAGTTCGTACCTGCGGTAATGGCGGTGTTGCTGTCGCCCACATACCACTTGACCGAGGTGACATTGGCGGTGGCGATCTGGTCGGCGGTGGTGCCGATGACATACAGACTGGGTGTCAGAACGAGGTTCTTCGTTTTCCAGTCCGGGGTGTAACTGCCGTTGTCGGGGTTATACATCTGCGTCTTGGCGAGGTTCGAGCCGATGTACCCCGTCAGTGTCAGTGCGTCATTGTAGTCGATGATGGTAAACTGGCCTTGTGCTTTGCTCATGTGAGAAGCCTCCTTTGAAGTTGTTGTATCTGAACCGGACACTGTGCCGGTTTCTGTTGTGGGTTCTGCGGTTGCCATAGAAATGTCCTCCGTTATAACAGGCTCTGCCTGGTCGTAGTGTCGATGAGGTCACAATAAAAAGTGGCGCGGACTTTGACATCCGCACCGGTGATAACAACGGACTTTGCGCCGCCGAAATGCTGTTCATTCCAGACCTTGTCCGCCTCTGTATCCTCCGACACTCTTGTCCAAATAAACTGATTGGCGTCCAGCGTGTCGGTGATGTCCTCGTCCCAGGAGTACACCTTAGCAGAAAGCAATGTTTTTACATTTCCGTTTTTGAAGATGTTCCCGTTGGACGAGATGATGACGAGCCGGAGCATTTTCTGCTCCTCAATGGTGGTAATGCGGTCGCTGACCTCGGTGACCTCCTTGCTGGTGGCGTAGGCTCGAAGCACAACCTCGCCGCTCTCCAAGTCCCACCAGGACGAGCCGTCCTGAGACTGGATAACACCCGCCTTGATAATATTCGCCACCAAGGAGCCGGAGGTGATGAAGTCCGCTACGATCTGACCGTCTGCCGTGATGGCGGTTTCATAGGGTCCGTTGTAGCCGTTATGGGAAAATCCCAAGCCGCCCACATTCCACCGCCAGACATTCACGGCTTCGTCAATAGAGGGAGCGTCCAGAATGAGCAGTTCGTAGGGCTGCCCGCTTTCGCTGTCTGTGTTAATAACCACATAGCCGCCGCTCTGGCCGGTGATAAGCCCAGTCGCTTTTCCAATAGCGGTTTGGAGCAGCTTCGGAAAGCGTCCCACCGTGGACTCCACCTTGTCGACCGTGGACTGCACCTCGGAGATAGTGGTGATCATGCTGGACTTGCTCTGACCGAGGGAAATGCTCTTGTACCGCTCGGCAAGGGTGTCGTATACGGTTTCGATGACCATAGCCGATACGCTGACACCCAGAAGCGAGTGCCGGATGGTGACGGTATCGCAGAGATTGACCCGCTCCAAGAGTGCCGAATACTCCGGCTGTTTCCAGAGGGGTTCAAAGGACACCTTTCTTGTGG